CAATGCATTGAAGACGCAGACAAGCTGATAAAGAACGCGGCCAAGATCACGGCGAAGATCAACGGCGAGCGCCCTCGGTCGTCTCGCGGCGATGCAAATAAGGCGAAGCTCCACAAATCAAACATTTCAACTGGAGCCCTCGCGACGACATGCTCGAAGATTCCGCCGCGCTTTTACATGCCGCTCAAAACGGCGCGCTACTTGGTCGCTGGGTGCCTGCCGCCTGATGTCGATGGCTCCGCTCAGAAGACAGAATTTTTCCGCACCTCGGTCACGACAGCGATCCGTAAATGGAAGAAGTGGAATTTTTTCCTTCAGGGCCTCGCGAACGAAGTAGGGATTTACGGCTACGCATTCCCAAGCTTTTTCAACCAATACGAGTGGAGGCCAAAGCTGATCCGTCAGGATAAAGGGTTCGTACCAATTGGTACTGAACTTTTGGATACAGACCTTCCGTTCTATGTGGTGAAGTGGGACTATCGCCCCGACGAACTTCTCTCGCTCCTGAAAAAGGCGAACGACAACAAGAAGAAAAATTGGCGGCAAGATGCGGTGGTAAAGGCGATCAACAAAGCGATGCCGCCTGATAAGAATGGGATGCAGTCCGACATTCGAGGGTACGAGGACTTGGTGAGGCAGGCGTCGACGGGAGCGAGTTATTCTAAGGGAGCGAAGATGATTAAGACGTATCATCTGTTTGCCAAAGAAATCACCGGGAAGATTTCGCATTATATATTGCTTGGGGATGGCTCGGGAAATTCGGACACATCGAAGGACGATGATTCTCGTTTGCTCTATGAGAAACTGGATCGGTTCGAATCAATGGACGAGGTGACGACCGCAATGGTTTTCCAGTTTGGCAACGGAACGATCCATGGAAGCCTTGGCGCGGGGCATATTCTTTACGATATGTCGGTGCAGGTCGAACTCACTCGAAACGAGTCTTTCGACAACCTGAAACTCTCGAACAAGATCAAGCTGGAGGTGCCGGACGGAAAGGATTTGAACTCGGTTAAGGCGATGGTTTTCGATGAAAAGATTATCGTCTCTGGCGCGAAGTACGCGGGGTCTAGCGCAGCGATGCAGGTCAGCGTCGACGGCTTCATGGCTCTCGATCAGAAGATGACTCAAATTATGGAGGAAAAGGTCGGAGCCTTCCTCCCTCCGGCGGTCATTCCTGGCACCAGTCCGACCGCGACTCAGGTGAACGTGCAGACCGCGCGCGAGGATGAAATCCGTCAGTTCATGCTGGATAACTGGCTGACGCAATTTGCCATGTTGACGGCGATGATGGCGAAGCGCCTTTGCGATCCGAAGAGCCCAGACGAAGACGCGAAGGCGCTGGTCAAGAAGCTTAAAAAGAAACTCGACGAAGACGAAATCAAGCAGCTCGTTGAGTCGTGCTCCATGCAAAATATCATGGAGTTTACCGAGGCCGTTGCGCAGCGCCGCGCTCAGTTCGCGCAGTCGGTGCGGGGCAATCCCTATTACGATCAGGAGCAGGTTGAGCGCACGATCTCGCAGGCCGCAGTCGGCCCCGAGCTTTCCGCTCTCCTTATGCCGCAAGGCCAGGATCAGGCGATGGTCGCGGAAGCGGCTCGTCAACAGGTCTTGGAAAACGCCGTCCTAGAGCAGGGCAAGCAGGGCGTCCCTGTTATTCCTAAGGACAATGACTATATTCACATGGAGGCTCTGAAGGAACCTCTCACGCAGTGGATCGGACAAAGCAATCTTCCCGCCGCCACCAATGGACTCGCTCACTATCAGGCTCACTATAATCAGTGGATCGCCAAGAAGGTCGGGCCAAAGGATAAAAAGAACGATGAGAAAAAACTCATCGCATCCTTTGAGCGCGCTGTTCAATCGCTTCAAAAGCGACTTCAGCAAGAGCAGCAGGTTGCTGCTTTACAAGCCGGTGGCGGTGGCCTTCCTGGCGCGCCTGGTGCCCCTGGCCCTGTCGGCGCTCCTAACTTAGCCCTGATGGGAGGCGGCGCTCCTCAGCCGCAGGCCCCGGCCCCAACGCCCGCTGGCCCTCCGCCTCCAGCCGGTCCGCTTCCTCTCGCCCGCGCCGGTTGATTTATGGATAAACCATCAAAGAAAACCGTTGTCGCTTGGCGCAACTTTCTCGCCTCCCCCGAAGGAACGCTGGGCCTTCTATATTTGAAGGCTCTCGCTCCCATGCCATTTCCCGATGAAGACGGGAAAATGATTTTCGCCGCCGGATCGGTGGCTGGATTTCTCGGCGTGTTTAAAAACCTCGAAGATATGATCGAGGACGCAAGCGGAGGACAATCAAACGAAGCGCCTGACCGGCTCGAAGAATAGATTTATGCCTGATCCTGATAAACAAGAAACAAACGCATCTGCTACTCCAGCCACCCCACCGGAAAAGCCTTCGACTGACGCTTCTCCGTCGACGATTGTTGATAACGGAAAGACTGAATCAGGCACGAGCCTAGGTCTGTCTGCCGCTATTGATAAGATCGCTGCCGATAAGGTCGCAGCGCAGAATAAGCCCGCCGGTGACACGAAAGAAAAGGCCCCGCCAAAGGCTGCTCCAAAGGAAAAAAAAGATGAGGTAAAAGAGCCTGAGAAAAAGCCCCAAGAAAAAAAAGACGACGAGACGGACGGCGAGGTGTCCGTCAAAGACCCGATGGGCAAGGCCAAGAGGGAAGAGGCCAAAAAAGAGGAAGAGGAGGTTCCCGAGACCGAGATCGAGGAGGAGTTGAAGACCCCTCACAAAAACATCAAGTCAGCGCAGCGTTACCGCTCTCTCTATAACCGCTGGAAAAAGGCCGAGTCCGAGGTCGCCAAGACTAAGACCGCGCAAAAGGAAAAAGACGAAAAGCTTGCCGCTCTCGAAAAAGAGATGGCCGAGATCAAGGCGGGCAAGGGTGCCACTGACGCCGAGATTGAAAAAGAGCGCGAAGAGCTTTTGGCTTATCGCCGCCGCGATGAACTTGATAGCGACCCGCGCATTAAGGAGACCTACGACAATCGGATCAAGGCGGCTGACGACTCGATTATCGCTGTTCTCCAGAAATATAATGTTAAGCCGGAGGCGATCAAAGCGATCCAGGAAAACGGAGGCTTTGAGGCATACCTGCGCGAAAACGGCGAGGACGCCAAAAAATTCCTCGATGCGATCCAGCTCGCTGATAGCGAGTCGATCCGTAGTGCGCTCACTGAAAAATCTTTAATCAAGCGCGCGAAGGGCGAATTTATTAAGTCCGAATCCGCGAAGGCAAAAGAGTATTTCGCCAATAAGAAAAAACAGGAGGAGGAGGCGAAGAAGAACGCGCCAAACCCAGCCGCAGAGGAGGAGAAAAATCAGGAGGTCCTTGGCCGCTGGACCGACAACGCGTACAAGCAGCTCGAATACTTTCACGTCAAAGAGGTCCCGGACGACGCGACCGCCGAAGAGAAAAAGCAAATTGAGGCCGACAACGCAAAGGCGACGGAGCTGCGCGGCCTTTTAAAGGCATCGCTCAAGCCGACGACGCTCCAAGAACGAGTCGACGTTGCCCTCGCTGCGACGCTCGCGCGCCGTGCGGTCGATCAACTCTCCAGTGCCAATGAGCGGATCGCTGCGCTCGAAGCGGAGCTGAAGGAGCTTAAAGAAGCGGACGAGACGACGCCTAAACGTGGCGGATCGATCACCAGTGGAAACACTGATACCGGGAAAAAGAAGACTGCCCCCAAGAGCCTTGGCGAGGCACTGGATCGAATTGAAGCTGGTGAAACCGTTGTCTAATCATGCCCAAAATCGATTTGTGCGAACTCCTTCGCACGGACATCACGACCCTGACTCGTGAGGAGGCTGCGGCTAAATACAATGTATCCATTGGAACAATACAAAACTGGAGAAATGGAAAACCGCCTTCGGCTGAATCGCTCCAGATTGTTTTAGACTCGTATTTTTCAGGCCAGCACGAAGTCGCAGTTTGGGAGGGGAAGAAAGTTTTTCTCCTACTCCCCATTTACGATTCTATCCGTCCGTCTTGCCATTTCAGCTTGTTTCGAAATTACGCTCGGTACGGCGCGGAAAAGCTAGGCTTTTTCATGCGAGAAAAAACCCTCATCGCTGATAGCCGAAATATGCTTGTGCAAAGTTTTCTTCGTACCACCGGAGAAGAGGCGATCTTCATCGATCACGACATGGTTTTGCCGATGGGGGATTCAGCGATGTATGCGTCTTATGGAGCCAAGCTCCCAGAGCCCTATCAATCGTTTCTGTTCCTTGACCGGATCATGTCTTCAGCGCCCACGCACCCGCTGGTAGGCGCGCTTTACTTTGGGCGGAGTGTTAACGGCAAAGCGCAGTATGCGGAAGCGTTTGAAAACGAGCGCGAGAATCGCAACGCGCATCTCATGGTGAATCCTGCGATCAAGCCGACGAAGTGGGTGGCCACCGGAGCAATGAGAATCAACCGCTCTGTTTTCGAGAAAATGATCGAGGCGGCTCCTCAGGAATTCCCGGAGATCATTCCTCGTGATCCATCTATGCCCTATGGATTTTTCAACCAATTGGCACAGGGAATTGGCGAGGATGTGAGCTTTTGTCTTCGCGCTTCCAAGGTCGGAATCCAGCCGCATGTCGATACCGCGTGCGTGTGTATGCACTCGGGCAATGCTAATTACGGTCCGCATAACACGCAGGGCGACTGGTACAAATAGTCATGAAACGGTTTTGGGATAAGGTTGATAAGGCTGGTCCTGACGATTGTTGGTTGTGGAACGCCGCAGTTTTTGAAGACGGATACGGAGCGTTCAGGATGGGCGAAAAACAGCTTCGTGCCCATCGCGTCTCTTACGAGATGGAGCACGGACCCATTCCTCTAGGAAAGTTAATCTGCCATGTTTGTGATGAACCAAGATGTGTGAACCCTGCTCATTTATTCGCTGGAACTCCGCTTGAAAATGTTCAGGACATGCGTTCCAAAAATCGGCAGAATTACCTTAGTGGGGAAAATCTTCCTCATGCGAAATTAACTGAGGAGAAGGTTATAGAAATGCGTAAACTAGGGGCGAACAATACTCCGCTTAGAGTTTTGTCAAAGAAGTTTGGAGTTAGTCGCTCCAGTGTTTGTCTTATATTGAATCGAAGGCGCTGGGCTCATGTTGCATGAAACAGCCCACAATTATTGCGCTTGGAAGACTGGGTGATGTGGTGAACGCCCTTCCCGCTGCTTACTCGCTCGCGCGGAAGGGCGCTAGGCCGCGCTTTGTCGTGGCAAAGAATTTCCGCTCGATCCTCGACGGTGTCAGCTATGTTGATCCGGTAGAGTTTGAGGGCGATTACACGCAGCTTTCAGAGGCGATCAGAATTCAAAAATCACAGGGGTTTAATCCGCTTGTTTTCCAGGCCTATAAACATCCCGATAAGCAGCGCCTAACTGATTCGTACAGCAAGGAAGCCTGGCGTATCGCTGGCGTCTTGCCTCTCTTTGGTGCGATCCCGCTTATCTTTGATCGACGGGATCACGAGGCAGAGACGGAGCTAGTCGCCAAGCACATCGAGCCAGATAGGCCCGCGATTTTAATTGCGATAAACGGAGTGTCTTCGCCGTTCCCGTTGGCGCAAGAGCTTCGGAATTTAATCACGGCAAAATGCCCGGACCACCAGATTGTCGATCTTTCTCAAGTTAAGGCCCGGCACCCCTACGACCTCATTGGCTTGATCGACGCCGCCGATCTTCTTGTATCCATAGATACACTACATCTGCATTTGGCAAGAGCTTCAAAAACACCCGTCATTGCTCTTCTCAACGACGGGTGGCTCGGGAGCCTTCCCCCTCCGCAGTCTGTGACCGCGTTTCGATATGGTGAGGCCAGGCATGATTTATTCAAGGTAGGAGATGCGGTCGAGGCCGCTGCCAATCGAAAGAAAGTGAGCAGCCGCGTGATTCACGTTGTTCACATGCATGGAAAAACCGACCGGCATTACCGTGCGCAATCGACCTGGCCTCTTGCGTGGAGCGAAAGCACGGTTACAAATTTGTGCTCAGGCTGGGGTCGCACAGCTCGCGAGATTAAGGACCCGCGAGCCCTTCCCTACCTTTCGGATATTTTTAAGTCGGCGCTGGAGCTGGCTCAAAGCGAGGATGATTGCGTTGTTTGGATCAATGATGACGTGGAGTTAAAGCCCGGATCGTTGGAGGAGCTTCGCAAGCATGTGCTTATTTGGGACGCAGTTTCGATGCGCAGGCTTGAGCCCGGCGTGGAAGACGTACACATGGGACGCGAACTCTTCGCCTTCCGTGCCGGGTGGCTTCGCCTTCACCTGCCGAAGATTCCTGATTACTTCATTGGCACCGAAGCCTTTGATTTAGGTGTCGCTGCTTATATTCGACAGACCCGAGGAATCGCTTCGACTTTCAGGAACTTTTCCACTGATTTTTTCCCGTGCGAGCTGCCCGCAGGGATGGCGCTTCACGAGCCGCATGAGAGTTCTTGGGCTTCGATGATGACAAGCCCGGCGAACGTTCATAACCGAAAGCTCTTTCGTGATTGGGCTGTGCGCAATCAGCCGACCCTTAAATTCAATAACGACGATCAAATATGCCCTTCGTAAAGATTCAGCTAGGGTGCGGCGGCAATCGCCTCGAAGGATTCCAGAATTTTGATTCAGAGCTGGATTTCACGAAGCTTCCGCTGCCCTTCTCAAATAGCACGGTTGATTTCCTTTTTGGTGAGCACACCTTCGAGCATATCACTCCGCAGCAATTTCTTCTTTTACTCGAAGATATTCGCCGAGTGCTCAGGCCGGGAGGCATTGTGCGAATTTGCATGCCGGTGCTCGATAGGCTTCATGGTCCGCAGGCAAAAGACATCATCATGAATCACGGCCATCAAGCGGCGTACACGACCGACCTGATTAAAAAGTTTTTGCAGGTCGCAGGTTTCAACCCAATGAACATTCGCACCACTGGACGTAGCCCTATAGACGGTCACTTTAAAGTGATTGGGCAGCAAAAGGACGACCTGGAAACCGCCCGCATCGAGGCGATCAAGTAAATGGAACGCATCGATTTATTCCGGGAGCTTCCCCCTAAAACCGTTGGCGCTGAGATTGGCGTCTATCGCGGCGCTTTCTCGGAGAGAATTTTAGAGACGGGCGTGGCTCATCTTCATCTGATAGATTGCTGGCAGTTTCAACCAGGTGAATACGAGAAGGACCCGTCGAACGTTAATCAAGGCGCTCAAGATACGAATCATCGGGAGGTGCAGCAAAAATTCTCGAAGGAGATAATGCAAGGAAGGGTCATGATCCATCGAAAATTTTCAAGCGATGCCGCCAATGATTTTGAACCAGGGTCGTTAGACTGGGTTTATATAGACGCAGACCACACCTACCAGGGGTGTTTTCAGGACTTGATTCGGTGGTCCGCAAAGGTGAAGCGAGGAGGGTTTATCATGGGGCATGATTACGTGGACAACGCTTACTCTCGCGCCATGGGATTTGATGTTCCTTCCGCAGTGAGGCGGTTCTGCGATGATTACGACTGGAGGCTGGTGAGGCTGACCAATGAAGAGTGGCCATCGTATCAGTTGGTGAGGGCGTTTTAATGATTCCTAGGATTATCCATCAGATTTGGCTGGGAGGTGAAATCCCAGATAGAAACGCTGGGTTTATCGCAAACATCATAAAAATGCACCCCGATTGGCGGCATATGATGTGGGGAAAAGACTCACTGGAGGCGTTAGGATTAAACATCGATTTCATGTTTAATGATTTGGGCTCATGGGCGAGCGTTTCAAATCTAGCGAGACTTGTGGTCGTTCAGAAGCATGGCGGCATCTATCTCGACACAGACATGGAGTGCATCAGGCCGCTCGATCCATTTATTATCTTCCCGTGCATTGCGTCGATTCAGGATAACATCCCGTGCGGTAAGGAGGAGAACCGAATCTGCAATGCCTTCTTTGGTGCGGAGCCTCGTCACCCATGGGTTGAATGGCAGCTTAGAAATGTTCCAGCCTTCGCCAATAAAGACGCGGTGTGGGGAGTATATCTTATGTCTCAGGCCCCACGGCAATTGGTTACGATAATTCCGACCACTATGGTTTACCCGTTCTCGTGGGACGCTCCAACCGAATGTCGCGAAGCTGCTCCAGAATCATTTCTAATCCACTGGTGGGATAAAAGATGGGAAAACCCAAAATGACTTACTTACTTGGCAGCGGATATTACGAAGGAAACTCAGCGGAGCGCGCCGAGGAGTTTGCAACGCTTTGGGTTCAAAATCTGACGAGGTACACCAAGCCAAGGCCAAGGAAGGCGATAATTATATCAGTGGGAGGGTCGATCTATCCCATGCACGTTAGGAATGCCATGCCTTGCCCAACTCAGGTGATTGATTTCGACGGAAACCTGGGCCACGTCCATCACCTAATTAACGACATTAAGCCGCACGTATTTGGTGGGTGGTCAGCGAGCATCATAGCCCTGGCAATGCTGGCTTATAACGCCGAACTAGACTTTGTTTACAGAGAGCAAGACGTGTTGGCTTTCGGGCCTTACATCGACACGATGTATTCAGAAATTGGACACGCTGGAATGATCTTCGGAAACTACACGGGGATGCCGTGCGCTCAATCGCTGTTCCTGGTTAAGCACGCCGCCATTCCTGATTTTGTTAAGGACTACCTTTCGATGGGAGGAGACCGAGATATTCAAAATCTTCCTGAGCATAAGTTCGCTAACTTAGAGAGAATGGACGACCGAAAATATAAAAGGTTTAGCTTTGGTTACGACAGGTCCAGGCCTATCAATTTTGATGATCCCGTTTGGTATGCGCAGCGTTTTACTCCAGACGAGATAAGAGACCTTCATATCAAGGGGATGGTATGAAGCTGGAGGTCTTGACGATAGTTCACAACGGAATGCCATGGCTTGCGCATCACCTTCCGATCTTAAATTCTCTCACGGAGATAGACTGGAGATGGCATATTGTAGAGGGTCCGGCCAATAATGTGAAAGACACGAAGTGGTGCCGAAAGCCAGTTGGCGGTCCGTCGACCGATGGCACCGTGCAATTCCTCGACGCAATTTCCAGGCACCCGCGCGTGAAGGTTTATCGTAGTCCGCTTTGGCAGGGTAAGGTCGAGATGGTCAATGCGCCGATTCCTCAGATGAGTGAAGAGGCGATCTTGCTCCAGGTCGACAGCGATGAATTTTGGACTGCGGATCAAATCCGAGGGATCATAAAACTATTCGGAGAAAACCCTGAGGCGACGCATGCGCGTTTCTTTTGTAATTACTTTATTGGCCCGAACATCGTAACCGAGGGTGAAAAATCCTACGGAAACAAAACGAACGAATGGCTCAGGGTGTGGAGATATAAGCCGGGAATGAAATGGATCACCCATGAGCCGCCCAACTTAGACGGCAATAAGGGAATGGAAATAAAGCGCGAGGAAACTCGCCAGCTCGGTCTGGTTTTCAATCATTACGCCTACGTTTTGGATTCACAGGTCGTGCTAAAAGAGAAGTATTACGGATACGAAAATTTAGCCCTTCAGTGGAAAATACTTCAGATGACGCGGAAGTGGCCCGTTAAATTGAAAAACTTTCTGCGCTGGGTGGATGAAGACGCATCAGCAAGAAACCTATACCCATGAAAAAACTCTTGCTGGTTTTGCAGTGCTACGCCGGGGACCGATTGATGGCGATGAAGCTCGCCAGGTTGATTGCTGACATCGAGCCAAAGAAGTCCGAACATGCGGACTTCATGATCGCCTATCGGTACGATACACAGGACGACATGGGCACCTATCTTTATCTCACGAAGAAATTTGAGGAGGTGCATCTATATCATTCCAGGCACAACACTGCCGGATGGCCCGCTGGATGTAATGATCTTTTTTTCGATTCGCTTGCCCACGTCACGAGTATGGTTAAGCGAAAAATTTGGGACTACGATGCGGCTCTTTTCTTTGAGGCCGACTGCGTGCCGCTCGATAAGGACTGGATCGCGAAGCTTCAGAAAGACTGGTACTCGGGAAGCCAGCTCATTCTTGGTCACTGGATTTCTCAGTCGCAATTTAGGACCCCACACCTGAATGGAAACTGCCTAGTTTCTACCCACATCCAGAAAGAGATTCCAAATTTCTACATGTCCCCCTCGATGCATCCGTGGGACATTTTTCACGCCAAGACCTTAGCTGGGAGAATGCGAGCCACGCCGCTGATCTTTTCGGACTACCGGAAGAAAAGCATTGTCGAAGATGAATTGTATTCAATTCGTGAATACCCTAGCGATCACCTTCTCAAGGGTGTGAAGGGCCTGCCTGTTTTCTTGCACGGCGTGAAAGACGAGTCTGCTCAAATTATCGTCCGGGAAAAACTTGTGCAGCATGAGGCCGGAAGACTTAGCTAAAATTCTTTCGAAACCCGGATATGGAATTGCCAGCTCAACCCATAAAAATCTCGATCCGGGGAGTGGGTCACATCCCGTCGTTCAAGAACAGCAAGCAGCTCGCGGTAACGAACGGAACGCCAAGAACGTTCACAAAAAAAGAGTACGCCGAGGTGATGGAAAAAATCACCCGAAGTATCGAGTCACAGCTATTGTTCGAATATCAGACGAGAGGAATCGCGACCTCGACGGGGCTCTCTCTACCATCCTGGATTGCCTTGTCGATGCCGCTGGACGATTCCCGAAAGTGGGTCATTGATGAGCGAGTGATCCTTAAGATCGTGCCTCCGGGCGAAGAGGGGATTGATGTCCTGATTAAAAAGGTTGAGCCCGCCTAACGCGAATAGGCGGGCTCAGGAAGCTCTCGATCACCCACCGCCTAATCATCATCAATATGCAGACTTTTGGCGGCTCGATCAATTAACTGGCCTTACCTTTTACGATAATTTGCAAGAGGACAAGTAAGATTTGCTTGCATGATTTTGTTAAGGGCGTGTAGGTACTTCCCCGTTAGGACGTAGTAGGGGCTCCCCTACATCGCACGGTTCGTCACCGGGCACGGCTGTAAAATCAGGGTTCTCCTCAGCCAAGAAACCAAAGTGTTTTCATTCCGAGCGTATCCGCGCTTTGAATACATCTTTCGTTCATCTTGGTGGCTGAAGCGAGACCCGCAGCGAACGCTTGGGCGCGTAGGCTACCGAAACCAAAAACTCGTTAGCTACTTACTCCCATGGCACTCCCAACTTGCGATCTTCAACCGTCCGATTTCGCGGCGGCAATCGCTACTCAGATTCCCCAGCTCACCTGGGAAATGGCTCAGAACAACGCTAAGAACGACCCCTACGCTTCTGTCTTCGAAGCTGGCACGTTCCCGAACTATCAGGGCGACACGATCCGCACGCTTATCATGGATCGCGTTGTCACCGGCCACTCGCTCACCCGTCCCGCCGTCACTGCCGCCACCCAGGCTTGCGGAACTGTCGGACCCCAGGCGCAGTTTGGTCAAAGCGAGTTCACCACGGTGCTCGGCAATCTTCGCGGCGAGTCTCCCCTTGTTTGCGTTAAGGGCGCTCGTATCGTCGTTGAGCAGGGCTACCAAGCCGCCACGCTCGCGCAGCGCGCCGCCAACAAGGAAATTGTCCTTGCTGACCGCCGCATCAATCTTTTGGACCTGTCCGGTCTGAAGTACGTCGCGAAGGCAAACGGCACCATCGATGGCAATTTGGTTGGCGGTGAAAATCAGACCAACACGAATTTCGGCCAGGGTGTCCCAACCGCCGCGATGACGTTCAAAACGCTCGAAGGCCTCGCGGACGTTCTCCGCTACGATTTCAACAACATCCAGACCTTCGGTGATGGTGCTGATGAAAACTTCATCGTGATCGCTGGTTCCGCGCAGGTTAACAAATGGCGCGATGAAGACCCGACGATTGAGAACTTCCGCGCTGCCGTCACCGGCGGTAACAAGGAAGCCCTCAATCAATTGTGGTCTTATGCGTTCCAGCCGCTTTATCGCGGTCTGCGCATCGGTATCGACCCGAAGCCGCTGCGCTTCTCCTCGGTCGACGGAAACGGCAACCCGATCTTTATTGAGCCATATATTGTCGATAACTCCCCGACCTTCGGTCAGGCGAAGAACGTCATCAACCCGGCTTGGAAGACCGCTCCTTACGAAGTGGGCTTCCTGATCTCGAAGGGTGCCTTCCGCTACCTGACGCCAACCCGCCTCACCAAGATTGGTGATATGGAGTGGCCGTCTATTGCGGCTCCTGGCCAAATGGAATGGATCAACCCGCAAGACCTCGCGTGTAACAAGTACCGCGACTTCGGCCAGTTCATTTGGGAGCTGGAGCGCGCGATTCAGCCAATCGTGCCGCACGGCGTCATTCCCTTCCTCTATACGCGTTGCGCCGACACGCTTGGCCTCGTGTCCTGCAACACCGATCTTGGCGGTTAACCGTTCGCGTTGAGCTAGGCATAAAGAGCCCGTCACTGGAAATATCCGGGGACGGGCTTTATTGATTAAACGAAGGAATTACCATGGCCGACGAAGAGCCGAGATTGCTCGATGAATTGGATGAGGCGTTTGAACTTGGCGACGACGATCTTCTATACGTTGTTCGCTATCCATATAGCGCGCTCACCAGTCTGAAATGCAAAGTCAGCACGCTCAAATCATTCATCCAGCTCACTGTTGGTGCTGGTGATATGATCGGGCCAGACTCGTCTGCCATCGGTAACGTCGTTCTTTTTGCGGACACCCAAGGCCACCAGACTTCTGATTCTGGTCATGGGATCGATTATTTTCTCAACCGCGCGAACCATACGGGCACACAGTATTGGGAGACGATCACAGGAACTCCGACCACGCTCGCGGGATTTGGAATCACGGATGCGTCTGGTCACATCACTTTAAAAGATAATGGCTCAAACATCTCCACGGCCCTCGCGTCCCTCAACTTCGTTGGAGCAACCGTCTCGCACACCGGCGACGACGTTACGATCACCATTGCCAGCCCAACAACCTCAGCTCCGGTTGGCGCGAAATATATCGTCCAGCAAGGCGATGGGACGCTCACGAACGAGCAAGCGTTAGGCGCTCTCGATAACGGCATTCTTAAGAACACCACGATTAGCGGTGTTCTTTCTATCGCGGTTCCAGGCACGGATTACCTTGCCCCTCCGGCCACTCCGGTTGAAGGTGATCTCATTTACTTCGATGGCACCGACTGGGTTCGGAAGCCTCGCAGCACAGCGGGAACGTTTCTGAAATCCACGGGATCGTCGATTGATTATGGCACGCTTGATCCGACTGGAGTCATCGAGCTGACGGACGCGGCAACCATCGCCGTCGATGCCACCCAATTTATCCCCGGTTCAATCGGGGAGGTTACGATCACCGATAACCGAACGTTAGGAAATCCCACCGGCGCAATCGACGGCCAGGAGTTAACGTTCAGAATCCGCCAGAACGCGACTGGCGGATTTACTCTTTCCCTCGGCACAAAGTATCGCTTCACCGACATCGTTGCATCACTTACGGTGAATGCGACTGCAAATAAAACAACGTATCTAAAAGTTAGATACGACGAGACCGACGACAAATTCGACATCATCGCCGCAGCGCAGCCAGCTTAAAATGAGAAATTACGTCATCTTCGCTTTGCATCAGGCCCTCATTCAATGTGACGGATATATAAAGGACGGGAAGCTTGTGCCGTATGATTTCGAGCCGATGGCCAACCACGCCATCGCAAAAAATATCAGACTGCTGGAAGGTCACGTCAAAGACCTGCACGCCACTCGAAAAAGGAATATGCGAAAGCTAATTCCAGATGGTGAGCAGTCGGTGAAGATGGATAAGAGCGATCCCCGGTTTATCGCTTTTGAGCAAGGTTGGATCGATATTCTCAACCAAGATATTCCAGTGAACGTTTATCGGGTGGCTGAAGACCTTTTCCACTTCGATACGAACCCCGTTCCGTTGTCCGTTCAAAAGGGCCTCGCGCCCATCCTTATCGATGTACCGATTGAAGATCATCCTCCTCTTGGCGCTCGCGTCCCTAGCGCCCTCGTGCAAGACAACGCCGAAAGCTGCGCCTGTGGCCGGGGCGACTCCGCTGGGGGAAATCAGGAATAGCGAACAGTCTCTCGCGGATAAAAATCAAGCTGTCGAGACCGCTGTGAAAGCGCAGGGCGCTCGAACGGCGGCTTCGCTGTATGTGATTCGGGACTACAATAAAAAGAACACCGACCCAATTTCGCTCCAGGTCATCAGCCGGGAGATTGACGTTGCTCTCAAAGAGCTGGGTGTTGATCCAGATTTGATTGCGCTTAAAGCCGCGCAGGATCGCGCCTCTCTCTTCGATCAAGGCAAGACCGCAGAAGCCTCCAAGGCGTATGATACCGCCGTTGCCGCTGCGACCAAGGCGAGCGAGGACGTTGGAAAATTACGCGCACAGAACGATCAGCTTCGCACTGATCTCGCGGCGAAAATATCCGCCAAGGATGACGAGCTGGTTAAGAACCAGGCCGCAAACCAAAAGGTGATCGATTCGCTGAATGCGAAGATCAAAGAGATCAACGACGCGCACCGAAAGAGTCTTCAGCAGTGGACGGCTCGAATTCTCGTGATCGCTGGAATTCTCGGCGTTGTGGGCACCGGCGTTCTGGTTTGGCTTTCCTTTGGAACAGGCGGACTCACCGTCATCAAAAAAGGCATCGCTGCGTGGGCCGGGAGCCTCGTTCTTATCGGCTCTGGATTTATCGTCTCTCAGCCCTGGTTTCTATGGGTGGTCGGTGGCGCAATTCTTCTTATCATCGCTGGCGTAGCCATCCTCCTTTGGCGCGCAAAACAGAGCGACACGACGCTCCAGAAAACCGTTCAATCAATTGCCGAACAGAAGGTGGATAATCCCGCCGCTGCCGCTGATCTCACGAAAAACTACCAGGCGGATAATTTGGACGCCGCGCACAAAACGATTATCGAGGAGGCCGAAGACAATATAGATAAAAGCTACATTGTTCAGCAGGCGAAAAAACTCGCTAACGTTTTGAATCCTTCTCCAGCCCCCGTTGTTTCGGCGACGCCAGCCGCCGCAGTCACACAGGTCACGCCCGCATAAACATGCCACTTGAACGGCTCAGAAGCGTGCCGGTTTTTCCTCATAAAATAGATGAGTACGAACTGGCGAAAATGGACCCAACCGACGCGTACATCGCCCGGAAAAATTCTGAGCTGCACCAAGCGATTGAGTGGAACAACGATCAAACCTTGGCGTTAAACAATGCTGTCGTGGATCAAAATGAAGAACTCGAAAGACTGAAAAAAGAAGTCCAAGGCGTGAATAAACGGCTGGATGGTTGGGACCGTCGATTTGATATATTAGTGGCAAAAGTGAAGAGCCCCCTGGTCATCATCGGAGCGATTATCACTCTTTTTGGCCCAGCAATTGTTTCCTGGCTTCTTGAGCATTACTTCTCGAAGAAATGAAAACCATCGAGACAGAAGCCGATTACATCCGGGCGCTGGCCCGCCCCAAGAAAATCCTTCTCGTGGAAGACGACGAAGGTGTGCAATACGCTTTCAAGTATCGGACTAAAAACTACAACATTTCGGTTTCAACATTCGGAGATGCGGAGGCGGCACTGGCCTCTTTTAGGCCTGGGGTTTATGATTTAGCAATCATCGATCTAAAGCTCCCTGGGATGGGAGGTATCGACCTGTTTAAACATATATACGATTTGGATAGAGAAATTCTCGTATCCATTCTTTCGGGTTACATCGACGCTAGAGTGCGCGAAGAGCTGAAGGGGTATTCTATTGTCGCTTTCATAGAAAAGCCTACCGGCCTTGCGGATGGTTCGATTGACGACCTCTTCCGCCGTCTTGGATTCAAGGAAATATATAACGATAAAAAATGAGCAATCCATGCGACGCACTTCCCGATCCAATGGACGGAGCAACGATCCCCGAGGGATTTGATGCAGTCTCAACCGTTGTTAATGGCCAGGTGGTTTGGTCGACGAATCCACCCGCTCCACCCACTTCAGATCGAGAGTTTCTTAACCTGCAAAGCGGCGGTCGTCTTCTCATTGATGAAGGCGTGGCACTGGCGATTTAACCGTGAATAAACCTTGCCCCATCCCCCTGAATCTCGCGACAGCGAAAGGGTTTTCACAGCCTATTCCACTGCCGCAGGACTGCGCCGACATCGACGTTACCCCTACGGTGGATGGGCGTGTATTCAAAGTTAGATACAGTCGACCAGCTCAATCCCGGGCTTGCTGCTCTGATCCTGTTTCGGAGCCGGTTCCTAGGTTTGATTTTGTCAATCAGCCTCCCGTTGTGATCGCTGGCAGCTATGCCCCTATTTATATCCCTAACGGAGAATTCGATTTTGTGGTGTTCAATCCCACTGTCACGGACGACGGACTTCCTAACGGAACTGTTACATTTGCGTGGTCGGTTGACAGTGGACCTGGAGCTGTTGTTTTCGATGACCCAACGAATCCGACGACCGCTGCGCACTTCTCCGTGCCCGGTACTTACGTTCTTCGCTTGGTGGCGTCAGATGGGGATAAAGAAGGCTTTGGCACCACAACGATCACTGTCATTCACAATGACGTGCCGGTCGTTGATGCGGGGGAAGACCAAACCATTACGCTCGATGGAGATTCGGTTTATTTTGAATCGCCGGATGCAACTTTAACCGACGACGAAATCCCCGAGCCCGCAGTTGTGACTTGGAGTAAGGTGAGCGGTCCGGCGGATGTGATCTTTGATGACGTTAACACCCTTCGAACCGGGATGCATTTCACGGCCACCGGAACCTACGTTCTTCAGCTTGATGCGCGAGATAGCATTGGGGATGCGACGCCGTCCCAGGTCACGATCACGGTAAACCCCGGAGAGGTGCCAACGCATACCGTCACGCTCACGACGCACGGCGCTGGAGCGCATGTTGTGTCTTCTCCTTCGGGGTGGGATTTCGATGATACGCGGGGCTCTGGTGATGAAACCTATACGCACGATTGGGATGAGGGCACGTCTATCACGATCACATTCACAAACAATGGTAGTGTCGCGTTTGAGGGATTTAAGATAAACGGAGTCTTTAGCAATGGATCACTCGTGACGGTCACACCTCCTGACGGAGAGGGATTTGGAGGGGCCTATAGTTATACCTTCACACTCACTGCAAATATACTCCTGGAATACTATTCCGTTCCGGCTGATTTCTAATGGCGACTGATTACGAAATTCTTCGAACCACTCTTGTTGAACAGGCAGGGCCGCAACAGCCCACGCTGAAAGATACGGTCGACGACTTTCGAAGAAAGATCGCTCTTAATCAGGCGTACTTTCGTCAAAAGCTTGGCATTGGAGATGTTTCTCAAGAGCACAGCGCAATTCTCGATGCGCTCTCGCTCGTATCGAATCCTCAGCCTGGTTCGATGGTTTATTTTAATACCCCAAATCAAGCCAAGGCATTCCCTTCAACAGAGCTGGGTCGTTCGATACTAAATGCTGCCGATAAAACTTCGGCGGCTGGCATCATTGGCGCGCAGCCCTTCAGTTTGTCGCTCGCGCAAATTGCGGCGATTCTTGGGACCGGCTACTTAAGGAGAACCAACACCGGATGGTCGGTCGGAGATGTCGATGCGAAGGAAGTCGATTTTCAATCGGTCTCGGGAATTCTCGCGAGCAACGTCGCAGACGCTCTCGATGAACTGAAGCGCACGGGCAGCGGCACGGCTGGGCCTCAAGGGGCTGCGGGCGCACAAGGCGCTCAGGGTGCGACCGGATCACAAGGCCCACAGGGCGTCGTTGGAGCGGCGAGCACGGTCCAAGGCCCCCAGGGTCCGGCGGGTTCTCCGGGTGGAGCACAAGGCCCGCAGGGCGCACAGGGCAGCGCGGGCGCGCAGGGTGCCCAAGGCGCTCAGGGTCCGATGGGAGATATGGGCTACCAGGGGCCGCAGGGCAATCAGGGCTACCAAGGCGAGGGCGGCGCGCAAGGTGTCCCCGGAGCGCAGGGCTCGACTGGCGCGACTGGCGGCGCTGGCCCACAGGGCTCGACTGGATCGACCGGCCCCCAAGGCCCACAGGGCGCAACGGGATCGGGCAGCCAAGGCGCTCAGGGCGCGGCTGGCTCTACGGGTCCGCAGGGTGCAACCGGCTCGACTGGTCCGCAAGGCAGCCAAGGTGCAACTGGCGCGGCTGGATCGCAGGGGCCGCAGGGCTCGACCGGATCACAAGGCAGCCAGGGCAATCAAGGTCTCACCGGGCTCTACGGAGGAGATAGCTTCCAGTTTTTATTTTCCACCTCTACCACTGATAGCGATCCAGGAAGTGGATACATTCGCTTAGACTCTGCTACTCCGGCTGACTACGCATTTATATACGCAAGCCTTTACGATGAGTCTGGAACTGAGGTTTCAGGCTGGCTCGATTCTTTCGATTACCACGGCGCTCCTACAAATCACGGAATCATTAAGCTCACCGCAGTTGCGGATAATGAGCGTTATGCTGTTTTGATTGTGACGGGTGACGTTGAAATCAAAACGGGAGGCTACAGAAAAATCGGAGTCATATATACCTACTCGGCGAATAATCCTTTTATAGATGGCGAAGAAGTCGTCATGTCGTTTTGCTATAGTGGAGACCCCGGCCCACAGGGCGCGCAAGGCCCACAGGGCGCTCAAGGATCAACTGGCAGCACCGGTCCGCAAGGCGCGACAGGTGCGGCGAGTACGGTGCAGGGTCCGCAAGGTGCTACCGGATCAACTGGGCCTCAGGGCTCAACGGGCGCGGCCGGTCCGCAAGGCTCGACCGGATCACAGGGAGCTACTGGTTCGACTGGACCACAGGGATCGACTGGAGCGCAAGGGGCGCAAGGCGCAACTGGAAGCCAAGGTTCTCAGGGTAATCAAGGCTCACAAGGCAACCAGGGCGCTCAGGGCTACGGACTTTTTGGCGGCGATAGTCACCAGTTTAAATTTAGCAACGCGACCAGCAATAGCGATCCGGGGTCGGGCAATCTTAACTTCGATACTCTCACGCCAGCCTCTTACGCTCACCTGTATGTGAGTATGTATAATGAGGCAGGGACCGACGTGTCTGGATGGCTTAACGCCTTCGACGATCAAGGCACATCTTCAAATCGAGGGATCATTAAAGTCACAGCCGTTTCTAATAATGCTCGGTGGGCTATCCTCATGCTGACTGGGTCGGTCGGCACGGGGTCTGGAGGATATAAGCAGCTAGACGTTACTTATATCGCGTCCGCTCTAAATCCATTCACCAATGGTGAAGAGGTTATATTGTCATTTGTATATAGTGGAAATCAAGGTCCGCAAGGCGCAGCAGGTTCCACTGGACCACAAGGCGCTACGGGCTCCGCAGGTCCTCAAGGTTCGACCGGATCGACTGGCTCTCAAGGAAATCAAGGCAACCAAGGTGCGACCGGAAGCACTGGTCCTCAAGGTCCGCAAGGCGCGGCGTCGACCGTGCAGGGGCCACAAGGCGCGACGGGTTCAGCGGGACCGCAGGGAAGCACCGGCGCGACCGGCTCTACTGGCCCGCAAGGTCCGCAGGGGGCCACGGGATCGACAGGTCCGCAAGGCGCACAGGGCTCTACCGGCGCGCAAGGGCCACAGGGGACCCAAGGAAATCAAGGAAATCAGGGGACCCAAGGAAACCAGGGCAACCAGGGCAATCAAGGCGCTGCAAGCACCGTCCAGGGGCCGCAGGGCGCTCAGGGCGCGCAAGGCGCATCTGGAGGCGGTGGAGGCGGTGGAGGCGGCACTTCTTTCACTTATTACGACCCTAACAAGCCTGCGACTTCGCCAAGTTCTCTCGACGATGATTTCACGGACGCATCGCTCAATGCGCGGTGGACTCAGCTTAATTCGAGTGGAATGACGCTAACTCAGGCGGACAGCCTCATCAAAGCAGTGATGACTGTTCACTCGGGCGAAAAAATTCAGGGCATTTTTCAAACCCTCCCATCGGGAGATTTCTCAGCCGTTTTGCGCATAGCGGTGAATGGCTCTCCGGCGGGCGACTGGCGCATTGGTTTCCTCCTAGGGACCAACCTCGTTTCAGCGCCAACCACATCGGCCCTCGTGACGTGGGGTATTATGCGCCACTCAGGAAGCCCGAATACGACGGCTTCGATTCTAAACTATACAAACTCAACCACGTTCGGATCGGTGGTTTCAGAGTCGACTCTTACCGATAAAATTTACGATTCCGTTTACTTAAAGGTTAAGCGGGTTGGAACGACGTTCACGTTCTGGATTTCGTTAACTGGTAGTGGCTGGATTATTTTCTACTCCGGCACGCTCGCGATCACGGTCAATCAAATCGGAATATCTTTTGGCGTTTCGAACGATGCGAGTGAAAGCCCAACTCCACAATTCATGGTGGATTTCTTCCGGTACTTCACGTCTGATCCAAGCTATATAGGAGGGCTTAGGACCGTTGGAAGCGGAGTCCAGTACGGCTTCTCTGTCACACTTGTTTCAAACGCGACGCTCACCTCTGGAGCGGATAGGTTACTCGCATTTGATTCCGTTCAAACCGACCCGCTGAGTACGTGGAATACTAGCACAAGCACGTTCACCGCTCCCGTGACCGGAATTTATAGTTTTAGCGCGGGGTGGGCTGGAGATGGAAGCGCAATGCATTATCTCACGTTCTATAAAAATGGAAGCGCCATTGCCGGGAGCCGTGGTATCGGGACTCGAATGGCGAATTCATCAATCGTTTTGTCGTTAACGGCTGGAGACACAGTCCAGGTTTACGGCGCAACTGACACAACCTGCACCCGATATGGGGCATACACTTATTTCTGTGGAACTTGGATCGCCTGAGTGATTTGGTTTAACCCCTATGCTTAAAGTCAGTATTTTTACGCCAACGCACAACGCCAAGTTTCTCGAACAAATTTGGCAGTCGATCAAAGACCAGCCGTTTCACGAGTGGATCATCGTATATAATAACGGAGCCAGGAAAGTTGAGTCGCTACGGGATCATCGGATTAAGCATTTTTACTGCGAAGACACTCGCGGATGGGTTGGCCCTTTGAAGGCATTCGCATGTAGCAAGGCCGAGGGAGATATTCTTCTGGAGTTGGATCACGATGACCTCTTAGGACGAGGCGCGGTCTCTGAGGTTATCGAGGCCTTTCGCGATCCTGAAATTGGATTTGTCTATTCAAATACGGTTGACCTTGACGACAAGGGCGAGTCGCCAGTCCCTTACTCCGATGTTTTTGGCTGGAAGTACAGGACGATTGAAATCGGAGATGTGAAGGTTAATGAGACTGTCCAATTTCCTCCGTCACCCGAGGCGGTATCTCGAATCTGGTATGCGCCAAACCATCTTCGCGCTTTCAGGAAATCAGTTTACGATGCGATTGGAGGCTACAGCACAGAGATGAGGGTATTAGATGACCAGGATTTAATGTGCCGTTTTTTCATGGTCACTAAGTTTAGGCATATCGACAGGCCATTATATATTTACCGTCACACCCGAGAGAACGCCTCCTTCATTCACAACAGAGAGATTCAGGAGAACGTCATGCGAATCTATGACCAATATATAGAAGGCATGGTCGAGAAGTGGAGCGATGAAAACAAACTCCTAAAGATTGAGGTCGGAGGAAGGATGAACGCAAAGAATGGATATACCACGGTTGATCTTAAAGATGCCGATATAATTTCCGATCTAAACGAAACATGGAAGCTCGAAGACAATAGCGTAGGAGTGATCCGATCTTTCGACACCTTCGAACATCTTCTAGATTCAGTTCACACAATGAAAGAGGTTCGCCGCGTGCTTGTTCCCGGCGGGTGGTTATTTTGCCAGGTCCCCTCGACTGATGGACGAGGAGCATTCCAAGACCCGACGCACGTTTCGTTTTGGAACGAGAATTCTTTTTTATATTACACGGACAGAAATTGGGCAAAGTATATAGACACGCCAGTTAGATTTCAGGCGGTCAGACTCTATACAACTGAAAAAGATCAGCGCGAGGTTTGCTGGGTGAAAGCGCATCTCGTGAACCTCAAAGACGGCTATCGTCCGCCTGGCGCGATTCACATCTAATTTCTTGCTGGATTTACCTTCGTAAAACTCTCATTCATTGCACTCGTAACCCCTCGCCTTTCATAGGCTTAAAAACATCGTAAAATCCGTGAACGACTCAACTGATGGATTCTTAGACCTTGGACGCGAGCCGATGCCGCTCAAAGAGGTCCCGCGCGAAGACAAAGAGGACAAGAAGTATTATCCCTCGATGCACTTTGATGGAAAGCTAAACCTCCCCGAGGAGGGCGAAGCTCACATCCGCTTTCGTAAGCACGAGACGACGACTCGCAAAGACAAGAATGGAGAACACCATTCCCACAGCTTCGAGGTCACTGCGATCAAATCTTTGAATAAGAAACCAAAATCTTCGTCTAAGGGTTTGTCCGACACGCTCGACGAATTGCAGGACAAGAAAATTCAAAAAGCGCAGGCGAAAGAGATCAACGCCGAGGAAACGAACGAGGAGGATTAAGCTCATGCTCACCGCCGATTTTTACGAGACCGCCAAGAGGGAGTATCAAAGTTGCGATCAGGTCGCTGTCTTCGCTGCGATCACGAAAGCGATCCGCCTTCTCGAAAAGAAGGCGAACTACGATGCGAGCCTGGGCGTGCTCGATATTTCGGTGTGCGATGAATGCGTCACGCTTCCGAATTTTGTTCAGGCGGTGCTCGGCGTGAACACGGCGTGCGGCACGACCTTTCTTCGGGACGACTGGTATCAATTTCATTCTGGTGGCGTGGGTAGCGAGAAGTGGACTGATCCAGGCTATACCGATGTCCTTGGGGACGTGGTGACGTTTCGCGATCCAGCGGCTCCGAGTAAGCTGGTTGCGGTCGTCGAAAGCACTTCGGACAATAATAAGGCAGTCCGTGTTTTCGGTTATGATGTGAACGGAAAAAAAATTTATACTCCAGGCGCAAACGGGAATCTGGAGGAAGGCTTTCTCGTTCCAACTGTGGTTGGATACCCGCTCGTCAATCCATCCGCTCCGCTGATTGCCAGGATTGAACGTATCACAAAAGTGGTTACAAACGGATTTATCCGTCTGGTTGCGATTGATCCGGTCACGAACACGAAGGTACTGGTTGGTTATTATGAGCCAACCGATACGAACCCTCGCTATAAGCGAATCAGAATTGCCCAAGGCGCAAAATGGGCGCGGATCAAATATCGTAAGTCTTACACCGAAATTCGCTCCCTCAATGACTGGATCAATATCCAGAACACTCTCGCCCTTCAGCTCGCCGTCAAAGCGGTGAAGCTGTATGAGCAGGACAAATACGACAGTGCCCGCCAGGCCGAAGAGGAGGGCGCTCGCATGCTCTCTGAAGAAGAAGACGTGAATAAGACGCCCACGGCAATCGGTCCCCAGATTGTTTACGATACGATCAACGAATATGATTCTATTTGGGATGGTCGAGGCGGATGCCGAGGCCTCCACTACCCAAGATAAGCCATGCCAGATAGCCAGTTACTTTCCGACGCCAGTAGTTATTTTGTCGCGGGGTGCGATTCCTACTCGGCTGCGGATTCACTGAGCGCCAGCGAGTACGTTGCGGCGATGAATTGCGTTAACCGTGGTGGCATTATCCAGACGCGACCGGGCTCGATTTCTAGGCTTCTGATTGGCGGAAATAATTTGCAGGGAGCAACTGGATTTACGCCGTCATCGGGCGTCCCGCATATCGTCTATGCAATCGATGGACTTGTCTATGTTTCCCCAGCTCCGTTTAAAGTGGTGCGCCGGTTGCCGAACATTCAGTTCAACCCTAACAGCAAGCACGTCACTTTTGAGAGCTGCTTAAAGAGCACCGACTACGAGCCGGACGGTACGCTCGTTTCGCTCGATAGACCTTACCAAGTGCTCATGATGCAAGATGGCGTGACTCGCGCTGCATTTTGGGATGGCGGCACTTCTCGCCATCTCAACCCAACACCTTCAAACCAAGATGCGACGCCGCCGGGCTTCGATGAAACGTTTATAGGCCTGTGGATGAAGTGGTCGGGAAATCGTTTGTGGGTCGCTCGCGGTCCGATGCTCTTCGCTTCGGATGCGGGCAATCCGACTAAGTTCACCGAGACCCAGTATCTTAACGAAGCTCGTGCATTTTATCTTCCGAGTGATTGCACTGGAATCGTCGAGACCCCGGACAAGCTCGGGATCATTGTTTTTACGGAGGCCCAGGCGACATACTTCCAAAGCAGTATTCAAGATCGCACTACATGGCTATCGACCGCAAACTTTCAGGCACCGTGCTTTAATAACGTTGGGTGCGTCGCGCCGCTTTCCATTGTCACGCAGTACGGACTTATCTGGTGGATGAGTTCGGTTGGTCTTATCAATTCTGACCAAGCCCTCGCGCTCAATCGCACTTCCCGGATGGACATCCAGGACAATGAAATGATGTGCTCCAAGGCTAACCTTGGGCCGAACCTCTCGGGCGTTTGCTCAGTGGCTCACGAAAATTATCTTTTGATGTCGGTGCCGTCTGGATCGAAATATAATCGGCATACGTGGTGCATGGATCAAGCGGCGCTCGATGGTGGCCAGAAGGCCTGGGCATCCTACTGGACAGGCTGGAGGCCTGTGCAATGGATCAAGCTCATGGTCGACGGAGAGCAGCGCATCTTTTTCGCTTCGAGAGACGAAGACGGATGCAACCGAATTTGGGAGGCGTTCCAGCGAGACCACAAAGACAACGGCCAAAACATCCCGTGCTTTGTTCAGCTTCGCGAGCACAACCTTTCTCGCCCCGCCAGCTCTAGCGATAACGGCGTCTCTCCGCTCGCGATGAAGCGGTTTCACTTTGCTCGCGTTCACGCCTCTGAAATTCTTGGAGACGTTTCGCTCATGGTTTCAGTCTGCGGAACGCGCGGCGGATGGACCAAGATTTGCACGAAGGAAATCCGCGCTAATCCAGGCGGTATATATAACGATCAGCTTTACGACCGGACGACGTGTATGAATGGCCACCGTCCTCAAAGTCGTTTGATTCTGACTCAAGCCGACGTTCCGCTTGGACCCTGCAATCAAGGCGGCGTTGAATCCCCGCATCCAAATAACGTGGACCGAGCCTTCTCGGTTCTCGTGATGTGGTCCGGGCGGTTTGGTGTTTGGGGCGTGGACATCGTTGCGTCGCTCGATGACGACCGGATTTCTGGCATTTGCGAGCCTGACGAGGACGAGGATCGCTCGCTTTCTGAGAATGGCTGCTCGGCCTTGGAGAGGAATGTCTATACCTGCCCCTTCGAAAAGTTCACCTCAACCAAGAGCGCGACGATTCAGTGTGATCGCACCGGCGCTCCCATCACTTCGACGGCTACTTGGGAGAGCTTCATTTCTCAGAAGGACGCGGATCGCGGCGCGCTGGGGTATGCACAGCTTCTTTCTGAGCAGCTATGCGAATGCTCCGACATTATCACCCCATCGACGCCGGACACGCCAGATAACGCCGCTCCGGTGGTCACGGTGCCCGATGAGCGTACCATTTTCCTGTTTAAGGATTACGTCACATCCGACTTCGCCGGAACCGTTACCGATGACGGAAATCCGCATGCGCAGCTTTCTCAGCAATGGTCGGTCGTGAGCGGTCCTGGTCCCGTGTCTTACGATAACCAGGCGCAGCCAGAAACAAATATCACATTCTTCCAAATTGGTGATTACGTGCTTCGTCTTGCGGCGTTTGACGGTGCTTTATATACGTCAGCGGACATGACGGTTCATGTGGCTGCGGCAGTCTCATCTCCTGGAACGTATGATCCGCTCGTGCTGACTAGCGATGTTATAGGCCTGGTTTTGAATGGTGGAGTTCCCTATGGAAATCTCGCCAAATGGAGCCAAGTGAGCGGACCCGCAGCGGTTGGATTTGTGGACGACACCGATCCAGCGACCCAGGTGAATTTCTTTGAAGCTGGAACCTACGTGCTGAAGCTCACGGGCTTTGATCCTCGCGGAAATTCGGTCAGCGCAAACACCACGATCCAGGTTAATTTTGCGCCACTCATCACAGTCAACGCGCCAGACTATAACAATATCGTTATGGTCACTGATCCGTCTGGAGTTGATTTTGATTTTAGCAGCCAAGGCCTGACTTTCCAAGGGAGCCCATTCACTTCCGGGCAAGTCGTCAACTTCACCTTCGACCTGTACGACGGAACGTTCGTGGCGTTTGATTGCGACGCACCGTTTACCGGCCCGACTATCGGAGGCACGCAGTACACGTTCGCAGTCACGATTGGATCAGACCCGATCAACATGGCCATTCATTCCGCCGCACCATGACGACGCCATTTAAATCGCTCTCTCCTTTTTCGCCTCGGTTCTTCGAGATGAATTACGTCGCGCCTGCTGGAGCGTGCTGCGTTGGCTTTGAAATCGATGCCGGACCCGACCTCTTGTTTATGCCGAACGGATTTGGCACGGATAGCCCACTGCAATTAAACGGGCATGTCACGAGAGGAACTGTTGATAGCTCAAATCAAGGCATCATCTCTTGGACTATGATCTCGGGGCCTGCTTCGGTCACGATTGATGACGCTGATACCCTTACTCCGACAGTTCATTTCAATCACTATATGGGGCCATTTGTTTTTCGAATGACCTTCAATAGTAGCGAAGGAATTATCAGTGATGACGTGACGGTATTCGTTCATAAATACTCGCTCGATTCTCTCGGTGTGGCGGGGTGGAACACTCTTATTGGCGGCGTCGCTCCCAAATCGAGATTTTACTTTTGGAATATCACCGGCCCCGATCAGCGCAGGTACTTCGCTGGATTTGACGATACCTATGTTGGTGACGAGGGGAATGGAACGCCTTATCATCCTGGTGACGAAGTTGGGTATGGCGATCTCGATCTTAGCCTCCCTATCGGCCAGCGCCCTGTTGCAAACACCTTCGGTTTAAATTCGGCTTTGGCGCAGCAGTTCTTCGCGACCGTTATATATAATGTTCCTGATGGCATGGGAGGGGAGAAGACTATCGAGATGCCTGTGGACCTCATAGAAGGAGGAGACCCCGATGTTTCGACCGACATTCAGCCTCCCAATAGCGGCCCAGACACAACGTATTTCCTAATTCCATTGGATGATAATGGATTTCCGGTTTTCCCGCTTAGTAGCCCCATCGCTCCAGCCACCACAATTGAGTGGAGGGCTAACGGCACGCCGCACGGATACCGAGTTTCTGACTACCGCGTCGCTCAAGTTCGCAACCACGCCCAACATATAACGCCGCTTTCGCCGGAGCTTCCACATGGCTGATACAAACGCACTCCCTCTCTACATTCGCTTTACGTCGCTCCCAAATAATTTTCAGGGGACGCCGCAGGAGCTTGCCGACGCAATTGCCGAAGGGCTTGAGATTTTGGCTGCGCAGCAATTTGCACTTTTCCAGCGCGGGGCTTCCGAGCCTTCGTCCGATATTGGTCCGTGGATGGACACGTCTTCGACCGTGGGCATGTGGAAGGCGTTTGATTATATCACTGGCCGATACGTGCCGATGGCGCTCGATCCTCTTAGCCTTAGGTACATTCTTTCTGCGGACACTCCAGACAACACGAAATACGATGTTTGGTTTAAGCTTAATGGATCGGGCAAGGCGACCGCTGTTGAAATTTATTATGATGGGGCATGGCACGATGTTTACGAAGATCAGTTCGCCGCTGTCACCGCCGGGATTCCAAGTCTTGCGGACTACGCAAAAACGACCGATGTGAATGCAGCGATTGCTGCGGCCATCGACGGCATTTCGACAGGCGGCGGTCTAACGGCTGACCGGACTGCTTTCACCGCAATCAAAACCGGCGATCAGCTTTTCGCTGCCGTTGCGCTCGGTGGAAACTTCCAGGTCACTTGGGATGCCACCGATTACGACACCGGGTCGGCGTTTAGTGCGAATCAATACCTCGCGAAGGCTCACGGCGTTTACGAGTTTGAGGTTACGCTCGCGATGGAACTTACATCAGGAACGTTTAACGATACCGGGTATTATATTGGATTTCGCGTTAATGGCGGAATCCACGGAGGGCTTGCGATCTATAATAATGGTCCAGGATTAAACGACGGAAATCAGCGCACCTATCATCACACGATTCAGTGTGTGCTAAATGTGGGCGATAAGGTCGATGTTTACGTCACAGCCCTGAATGACACGACAGCGCAAGGCCGAGTGATTAACAACGGATCAAATCGGTTTAGTGGATATATGATTCAGCAGCTTTCTTGATGGAAGAAAAACAAGATGTCTCGTTAGAGGTTTGGGAGCACCCGATTGCCCGTGTGCTTGCTCCGCTTCGTGACGATGAGGTGAGAGAAAAAACGGACGCACCTTGGATTGATGACATCGAGAAAGTGGCATGCCGGAGGCCACAGGTTGATTGCCCTCTTGAGCATGTATTCACTCCTGGACTACGGCTTGGCGAGTGGGTTTACACACGCACAATCACGATGCGCCGTGGCCTTCTTATCACCTCGAAGATTCACCGCACCGAGCATCAGTTTTTTGTGACCAAGGGACGTTGCCTCGTCTGGAGTCCGAATGGAGAGGTCCAGATTATTGAGGCTGGCCACCGAGGGATTACGGAGGCGGGCACGCGTCGATTACTACTGATTGAAGAAGACACGGTTTGGACCACAATCCATCCAACCAACACCCAAGATTTAAGCCTGATCGAAGAGCAGGTTATTGTGCCCCACGATTTCAATGCAGGCCTCCGGCTTTCTGATGAAGAAATGATCGCGCTCGCCGACGATAAAAGCGGCACCCTCCGCGAAGCACTCAATAAATTTTTAACTCACTAAAACTATGGCATGGGTAGCAATTGGAACAACCGTCGCTGGCGCGGTGATTGGAGGCGTCGAAGCCAACCAGCAAAAGCAGGCCGCAAAAGGTGCGGCCAATGCGGCCCAACAGGCTGCCTCTAAAGCACAGATTAATATCGGTGATCTTAACGATCAGGTGAATGACATGGCGTCTAAAAACGCCGTCCTTTCGCAACAGCTCGAAGATCAGCTAAACCCGGGGGTGACTCAGCTTCGCTCCGCGTCCACGGCGGCGCTGCTTAACAGCCTTGTCCCGAGCGCGCAGCAGCAAGCTTTGAGCGCGGGCCTCACCAAGGACCTTAACACGCCGCAAACGCTGCCAGACCTCCAGCGTTCAGCTCTTCTCAACGGAGCGATTCAGACCGCTCAGAACAATCTGGCACTCGGCGGGAAGCTCGATACCGACACGCAAAATTCAGTCACGCGCGCGGCGCTCGCGAAGGCCGGTACGGTGCAGGGAGGCACTGGGCTCGGTCTTGGCCGCGATGTGACGGCTCGCGATCTCGGGCTCACCTCTCTGCAACTGGAGCAGCAACGCCTCAATGATGCTTCGAATCTCGGTCAGGTCGACCAGGGGATCAACAGCACTCAGCAGCAGCTACAGAATCAGCTCAACCAGACGAACCAAACGAACCGGCTCAACATCAGCTCGCTTCTTAATAGTCTCGGTCAGCAGCAGTTTCAAAACCAGCTCAATGTCGGCCAGTTCACTCAGGGGATTCAGGGTCCAACGGTCGGCATCGATCCGGGCTCGGCGGCAAACATCGCTATCGGAAATTCCAATCTCGCGGCGGGCGGCGCGCAACAGGCTGCGGCGATCAAGGCGCAAGGACAGACCCAAGCCAATCAGCTTTACGGCCAGGCGGCGGGCGGTCTTATTGGCGCTGGCGCAAATTACCTGAAGGCGGCGAATACAACTCCAACGGCCTACAACTATAACACACAGCCGCTTCCGACGTTGAATATCTCGAACAATCCTTATCTCGGGAATTACGCGGGCACCAGCGGCGGCGGAGCGACCTATATTCCAACTTCAACCACGTCTTCTCTTGGTGCTGGTAGCGGCATCAATATGTACGCCTAATCATGCCCTCCCCAATCAACACGGGTGGCTTTCAAGTCACCAACCTCCCGACGATCAACTGGCTCGATCCGCGCTTGATGGTGCCTGACTATACTCGTGTTCTCACGGGGGTGAATCAGGGCCTCGACACGGTGAAAGATGTGGGCGCGATTCGAGATCAAGCCCTCGCTCGCCAGCAAGTTGAACAGACGCAAGCCGCGCGCATCGCCGCGCTTAACGCTGCGAATCAATTCACCGGCGCGCAAAGCCTAGCGAACCTTCAACTCCTCCCCCAGGACACTCAACTGCGGGCGGCTGACACAGCGTCTAAGCTCTCTCTTCTTCCAAGCTCCACGAGCGCAGGGATCGCTGCCAATACACTTCGCGGCGCAACTGATACTGCGGCCCTCCCTAACGTTGCACCGGCAGCGGCGAATGAAGGAAAGAGGCTCGCTATCGACTCCTCGAATCTCGGCTTCAAAGAAGGCGAGTTACCCACGCTGCAATTTGCCGAGCACGCAAATAATCAGGCTGGGGCGATCACCGCGAGTGCGGCCCCTAACCTCGCAGCGGCAAAGAACACTGCGGCGGCTGGTGCGGTCCAAGGCGAAATCAGTCAGCAACAGCTCGAAGCCCTCAAAAACAAGGCTGACACGATCAACCAGCAGGTTGCTAACGACCTCGCCGCACAGAGGCAGCAATTCATTACGCAGCACCCCGAATGGAATGAAGACGAACTTCAGGCGAAGTTACTTACTTCGGACGCAGCGGTTAAAGGTTTGCAGGCGACGAAGGCGCTTAACGATCAATTAACCGCCGCTGGTGCGCCAGATGAATATAAACAGCGCGCATTGCAAAACTATAGTCAGACCGTCGCTGCCGCCGCGCGTGCGCAAACCGAGGCGAGTCTCGGAGGCTTGACTCCTGGTGAAGTTCAGGGACAGGCAAAGATTGGTTTGGAGCAAGCTCAAGCACGTCAAGCCCAAGCAAAGGCGCTACGAGAAGAGATCACACAGCTCGGCGATTTACCGGCTGGTCCAAATCAGACTATTGCTCAGTTTGTGGGCGACGTGGCTGATCGTAAACAAAAGACCGACGACGCTGGAAATGTTATCGGGTATGAATGGAAGTTCCGGGATATTAAACCGGGACAACACCACCCCGAGCCAAATCCTCAGCGCGACGCAATCGTTCAGCGGTATATCCAACTTTCGAATACGTTGGGAGCGGGCGCTCCAGATGCCAGCGTCTTGCCGACGACCCAGCCCCAGGGTGCTGGAAGCACGACTCCTCCGCCCGCCGCATTGCGGAGTCCCGGCGCTGCTCGTACCTCTCTTTTGGGTAATGGCACTCCGCTCCTTCGCTCGATCTCGATTGCGCCGCCCGCGCCTACGCCCGCGCCTGTTCCTCGTGCGGCCACTGCGGTCCAAATTCCAGCCGCCGCGATTGCTCGTCTCCGGGCTAATCCTGGCCTCGCACAAGACTTCCAGCAGGCCTACGGTGTCGATCCAGCGCAGTACCTTAATCCATAATGGCTACAGCATTCGATGATCTTCCGGCGACGGTAGCGGCTCCCGCTCCGCAGCAAAACGCTTTTGCTGATCTCCCTCCTGAGCAGGCGGAGAAGCCACGCAACGCGTTTCACGACCTGCCACCAGACGATCACCTCGATCCCAGAAGCCCGAACTATGATGGGCCGACAATTTCGTCCGCGCCGACACCAGGCCTTCTCTCCCGCGCGTACACTGCTGTTCGTGAAGGGTTGTCACCGATCATCGGGCCAACTGAAAACCAGCGCGAGCAGCAGCGCGTCGACTCCGCCTTTCTCAAACGGACTTTAGGTCTCAACGAATTGCCGGAGGCCGACGCCTCGAAAACCAAGGGACTCATTCCAGCGGCCTTTGAAAATAATACGCCTTGGAAGATTCCCGACAACACAAGTGCGAACGACAGCGGAAGGCTTCAGCTCATTTCAAATCTGATCGTGCCTGGCGCTGGCGGAGCCTTCGCGTCTCGCTTTCCCAATCTCACCGCCGCAGCGATTAACAGCGGCGCACGCACGGCAAACACACTCACCAGTCCAGGCAGCCTTCTCACCTTCGGCCTTGGTGGCGAGCTTGGCGCAGTGGCAAAAGCTGGTGGTGAGGCCGCTGATTTGGCTCATGGCGTCAAGGCCTCGGTTGAGGGATTATTCACTGCGGATCAGGTTCGCCAACTTGCCGGACAGGCCCCCGAAACAATCAAGGCGGCGGGCGATCTTATCAGCGGGAAGGGCGACACCCAAAAGAATATAGAGGCGCTGATCGACGCGGGCGCTTCCGGCTTTCTCGCAACCCTTGGCGGCAAGGCGGTGCTTGGCGATGTGGCGGAAGCTGCTCGGCCCCGCGAAGCCGCGCCAGCTCCCGAAGCGCCAAAGCCCGGCTCCCTTGGCACTGCCCCGGTCAGCTATGTGGGCAATACGAATTATATTGATCCATCGACCAGTCAGCCCGCGCGCTCAGAATTGTTTCGCGCCACGACGGATATTCCAGAGCTTGATATTAAAAAAGGCGGCACGATTGGCCGTGATCGACTGGAGGCGGCTGGTTACTCTGTCCCCGATACTCCGCCCGTTCCCGATGGAATGAAGGTCGATATTTCGGCTGATGATCTCGCGAAGAATCAGAGCGATTTTCAAGGTCTCACAAGCGATGATTTAGCGAATGAGCAACGCGACAGCCGAACCTCTCAAGGCCTGCTTGAGTCCGCACGCGCCCCACAGCGCGATGCGATTTTAAGTGGGACGCCAGACACGCGGCGTGCGATCTCGCTTTCGGACGAAGCCACGCGAGAAACAGCACTGCGCCAGTCTCCCCTTGGTGGGTTGGCTCTCGCGGCTGATTTGCGCGAAGGTCGCACCGCTGTTCCTGAGGATATTCGCGCCCGTGATTTTCAAGCCGCGCGGGACGAGCTTAATCGGCAGGCCACAGCATCGAGTCTTAAGGATGCGCTCACCTCGAACCAAATTGGGCAAGGCGAAAACATCACGCTTGCACCAGGTACGACCGAAGGGCCTCCGCAAAATAACATTCTCGCAAACGTCCGTCTCACTGATGACTTGCCAGAGCAGGAGCAATTTCGCCGTTATCTTCAGAGTCGCGCTGGCACGCCGCCCACTGCGCGCTCCCCGTTGGCGGACCTCAAGCTTCAGCCGCTTCCTGATGATGCGCAGTTCACCGTGCAGCGTTATGATACGCCAAACGGTCCAAAGCAGTTCACCCAAATCGATATTCCCAACCCGCTCTCAAAAGGAATTTCTGATCGGGTGCTCGCAAGTGGCGATCCTGCCGCGATTCAGAGAGCGGGATATAAGGTTCCAGATATTTCCAAGATTCCTGAAGGGCAAAATACTGTCGGGGCTCTTCGCGGTCTTAAGCTTCTTCCCGACGCTGAATCCGAAACCACCAAAACAAATGCCACTCAAAAAGGGACGAGCGCCGAAAGTGATCTCAGCCAACATCCGGGAGTTAATCAAGAACGACTACCCGCAGAAGCAGGCCGTAGCAATAGCTCTGAACAAGGCGGGCAAATCCCGCAAGGGGAAAAGGAAATAGCGAACGCTCCCGATGAGTTTAGTCGGGCCTCTACTGTTACCGACACTCAAGGCCCGGACGCCGGACGTTACAACGCTCGTATCCGAAATCTGGATTCTCGTATTGAAGATGTGAATACAGACATCGGAACACTTCAGCAGCGCAACAATTACACGCCAGTTGAGCGTTGGAGTCCTGAGGACGCGCAGGAGTACCATCGCCTCACCGGGGTTAAGGATGCAATTCAAAAAGCCCGCGATGGAGTTGCGAAAGAATTCCAGAATGCAAAGGACGACATCCGCCGGGTTCAGCCGCGCACAGGTGACGCCGCCGCTGATGAGGGACTGAGCGAAGCCGCAGAAGAGAAGCCGGTGCCGGAACTCGATAAGCCGGATAGTAAAGTCCAAGTGGAATCTGAAAACCCCAAGAGCCCTGACTATAAAAAGCCCGGCTTTGTGGCGGACTTTCTTGCGCCGGTTAGTACCGAGATCAGGCGAATCAACCCCGAGATTTATGGCCGTCTTCAGCGGTATGAAACGCGCATTCGCACGGAGTCTCAGCCCTATCTAAAACGTCTCGGAGGCTTCTTCAAGGCAACCGATGGCCTCTTAACCACTCACGAAAAATCGGCGATGGGCAACGCGCTTATCAATGGCCGGTTTGACGAAGTGGAGAACGGCATTAAGGCGCACGCTGCGCTCGATCCCACCGGAACAAAAGCGGCGCTGGATAGTTTCCATGACGCTCGGGCCGTGTTTAAAGAGCTTCATGAGAAAGCCGTGCGCTCGGGCGTGGACGTGAACGAGCTGAGTCAGTTCTGGCCGCGTGAGGTCATCCGTGAACGCTTCGCTGAATTCTTAAAGTACCTCGGCGCTGATGAAAAAGGAGCGATCCGAGATGTGATTAAAGAGCGCGAGAAAGAGCTGGGCCGTCCATTAAACGATGAAGAAAAAGTTTCTATTGCCAACGCTGCAATTAAGAATGAAGCCCGCGCCGGTATCACGGCAAAACCGGGCATCTTCAAAGAGCGCAAAATCCAAAACGTCACCAAGGACCTTGAGCCGTTCTATGAAGACTATAAAAAGTCGGCGGTCGATTACGTCAACCGCGTCGTCAGTAATGTCGAAAAGCGCAGCCTCTTCGGGAAGCACCCGGAAACCGTCGCCAACTCGATTGGCGCAATCGTCTCGCGGCTCCGCGACGAAAATAAAATCACGGGGCCTATGGAGGACACGCTCCAGAAATATATTTCGGACCGCTTTGGTGTTGGCGAACAGTCGGGCGATAAAAATCTCCAGCGCGTCAAAGACCTGAACTTCACTGCGATCCTCGCTAATCCAGTTTCCGCAACGACTCAGTTCATCAACTTCGCGCAGTCCGCAATGATGAACGGTACGTTCAACTCGATCTCGGCGATCTTTAAGAAGCGCGAGATTACGATGGCAGATTTCGGAACAAATAATATCGCCCACGAACTCCAGAGCCGATCCGGCGTAGCGAACTTCGTGAACAAGGCGTTCGAAGTCTCTGGATTTCAAAAGGTCGATACCCTCGGGAAAAATAACATTCTCAATGCTGCGCTATTCGACATGCGTAAGGCTGTTGCGGATACAACTTCAGCGCGGTTCAAACGCTTCCAAGAAAGGTATGAGCCGATCTATGGCAGCCAATTCCCGGAATTTGTTAAAGACCTCCAGCAAGGCAAGGTCTCGGAAAATGTGAAGATGGCCGTCTTCTCGCGTGTCTGTGACGTTCACCCGGTCACGCTCTCGGAGATGCCGCTTAAGTATCTTCAAAATCCAAATGGGCGCATCTTCTATCAGATGCGCACCTTCCAAATTAAGCAGCTCGATCTCTTCCGCCGAGAAGTCTTCCAAGAGATCAAGGCCGGGAACACGGCGCGAGGCGTGGGCAATATGGTGCGTTTCGGGCTTTTTCTCACCATGGCCGGTGCGACCACCGATCTCGTGAAAGATTTGATGCTGGGGCGCGAAATTAACCCGCCAGACTACGTTCTTTCCAACCTGCTTAAGCTCGGCGGAATCAGCCGGTATCAGCTTTACAACGCCTACCGCGAGGGCCTTGGTCGCGCCGCGACAGACATGATCTCGCCAAGCCTTGGCAACGCGTTTGGCGTGGCCGATGACGTGCTCCATCTCGATAAGATCGCCGATGATCCGCTTCAGGCAAAGACGCTGCGAGCGACCCCATTTATCGGCCCATTCCTTTACAACTGGTTTGGACCTGGAGCGGAAGAGGGTAAGACAAAAATCTTGGGCGGCAAAGGATTAGGCGCTGGACTGCCCAAGAGCGCAAAGCCCCATCAATTGCATTCGCTTGGCAAGAACTAAAATTTTGTACGAGAGTGCAATGTTTTAACTTGCTGGCGAGGGAGCCGCCGCCGTAACTGGCGAGCAATGTCAGAGCCATACCGAAAAGTTACCGGGCGGCTCGGCGGTCTGAAAACCTCCGAGAACCGCGACCACATGCGCGAGATCGGTCGCAAAGGCGGGCAGACAACTGCAAAGAAGCCGGGCCACATCGAGAAGATGACGCAGGCCTCTATCGAAGCCCGTCAAAAAAAGAAGACCAAGAGCAACGCGCGGAAGATCGCCAAGGCCTTAGCGGCTGAGGAACGCGCGAAAAGAATGTTTCCCACAACGCCGCCTGATCTAGGCGGTTAATTCTTAGTATCCAAAAAATAAATACATGAGTGAGACTCAGACCCAAACTCCCAAGGTTTACTCTGCGATCAACGCGGTTCAAGCTGCCATGTCCATCGAGGGCATTGGTAAGACCAGAGAAAATTCTACCCAGCATTACAAGTTTCGCGGAATTGACGATTGCTACGCCGCAGTCGGCCCGCAGCTCGCGAAGCATCAGCTCTGCGTGCTCCCGCGCGTGATGAGTCGCGATGTGCGCGAAGTCCAGACCAAGACAGGTGGCACGCTTTTTTATACCGTCCTCGACGTGGAGTTTGATTTCGTCTCGGTCATAGACGGATCAATGCATACCGTCCGCATGGTGGGTGAGGCGATGGATTCAGGTGACAAGAGCAGCAACAAAGCAATGAGCGCCGCTCTCAAGTATTGTTACTTCCAAGTCTTCTGTATTCCGACTGAAGGCGACAATGACGCCGATGCCAGCACGTATGAACTTGCTGGATACCAAAAACCCGAAGACAAACCAGAGAAGCCGCCCGCGCGGAAGCCTGCCGTTCCAGCCAAGCCAACCCCTCCAGAGCCCAGGAAAAACGTTGAGTTAGCAACGGCGGATCAGCTTCGCCAGTTCGCGCAGTTCTCCGCCGAGCCAACCGGGAAAAAATGGGTGGAAAAGATTCTCGCAAATGCGGGGGTCGAGACCGCTGCGCAGCTTGAACGGGGCTATGCGGAAAAATCAATCGAGTGGATCAATAACAAACTAGACGCTGCGACCGAGGCAGCAAAACCAACAACTCCAGCCTCCTAACATGGCCACCTTAAACAAGGTATTTTTAATCGGAAACCTAACGCGCGATCCTGAGTTGCGCGTCACCCCGAAGGGCACTGTAATCTGTCAGTTTGGGCTCGCGGTTAATCGCCAGTTCAAAGACGAGTCAGGGCAGACGCGGGACGAAACGTCCTTCATTGACATCGAAGCATGGGGCAAGACGGGTGAACTCGTGGCGAAGTATTTATCCAAAGGCTCTCCTTCCATGGTTGAGGGGCGTCTTAAAATGGACCAATGGGAAGATAAGCAAAGCGGACAAAAGCGGAGTAAGCTCAAGGTCATTGCCGAGAATGTGCAGTTTTTGAGTAGCGGCCAACGTACTCAGAATTCGGATACAGAAGGCGATGAGCCGCCACCTCCAAGCCGAGAGCGTAGCGGATTTGGGCCTACTCCTCCTCGTGGAAAGCCACCAGCGGATGGATCGGCATTCCATCCTCCGGCAGGCGACGACCTGGAAGACGTGCCTTTTAATTAGGAGGCGCATGACCTCCTTAAAAACATGCTTCAAGTGCGGCACTCAAAAGCCGCTCTCTGAATTTTATAAACACCCCAAGATGGCTGATGGTCATCTTGGGAAGTGTAAGCAATGCACAAAGAAGGACTCTGTTGACCACCGAAATAAAAACTTGGATCGCGTGCGAGAGCACGACCGATCTCGTTCCATGCTCCCTCATCGCGTCGCCGCGCGCGAGGAATACGCCAAAAGTCCGGCGGGCGTAAGCGCTCACAATAAAGCAAACGCTCGATGGATCGAATTCAACCCAGAGAAGCGTCGCGCACAAATCACACTCAATAACGCCTTGCGTGATGGAAAGATAGTTCGTCAGCCATGTGAGAAGTGCGGCGAGCGCGCTCAGGCTCACCACCCGGATTATTCTAAACCACTCCAAGTACAATGGCTTTGCCCCAAACACCACAAGGAAGCCGATAGAAAGCGAGTATGTTCGACGACTGCCTAAACGGAGATGATCCGTGGAGCGATTTCGATGATTCTTCTTATGAAGGAGACTTCGAGTATTACGTAGAAAATTTCCACTGGCGCACTCAGGAGGGCGAGGTGCTGACTCCTCCAGAAATGGAGACGAGCCATATTTTCAACTGTGTGCGAATGATCTTCAATCATACTGCGCCGGAGGAAATGAAGCTCAGACCATTCAAGCACTGGCCCTCTTGGGATGATGTCCCAGCAATTCAAAAACGCGTGTGCGTGATGGCATTCCTTACGGAGCTTTCGCGCCGCACTGATCTCAACCCTAGTCAACTTTCTCAGCTTCGTCACATGGCCGCATGCGCGAGCAACGCGTGGCCAGAAACCGCGCAGCTCGCTCCGCTTTATATCCGCTCTTGAAATACGAACTTACAAAGCCATGTGAGAACTGCCCTTTTCGAAACGATGGGAAGGGCGTGCCTCTTCGTCGCGGAAGAATTGACGAGATCGCTAGGGGCTTGGTTCGCGGGGAGTTTCCATGCCACAAGACCGTGAACCATAGTCGGCGCAACCAGGGCAAGGAACAGCACTGCGCTGGTGCCCTCATTATGCTAGAGAAGATGGATCAGCCTTCGCAAATGATGCGGATATGTGAGCGCATCGGTTTATACGACCGAACTAAATTGAAAATGGATTCGCCCGTCGTGGCTAGCCCTGAAGAAATCAAACCCATCAACAATGCAAGAAATCCCATCTAATAAACTTCTGCCCGGCGTAAAGGAAATGATTCGCAGTCCCGGCCTGTGGTTGGCGTATGTCGATGAAAGGCCTGAGGAGGTCGTTCCGATTTGGTCAACCAATGGGCGGTTATTTGCCATGCAAGTGGAAGCCGAACTTCATCCCGGTCGCTTTGTTCAAGGATCAAAATTTACTGGACCGCTCAACAGCCCTCACCATGCCAGACCCGAATCTTAAGCTTGCCGCTGCCGAAATCTCGGAGGTGTTAAAAAAATATAACGCCGCCGGGATTATCCTGCTATGCTCTCAAACCCACATGGAATATCTCTATGAGATCACGCCGACGTGGGCGTGCCTTGAGATCGAGAAAGGAGATGACGGAGTGGTTAAGTCGATCCGATTTAAGAGTAAACTGGAAAACTATAAATCGGTTGACGATCAAAAGAAAGTGGCGGAGGACTCCCTGGGCATGGTCTATGGGCTTGGAGAGCTTGCAAATCGGGCATCGGAACAAATGGCAATGTTATCTGGAGCAATTACGAGCCACTACCAAGAAGTTCGTCACGTTCTCCGAGATGAGTGATCTCAAGTTTATAAGTACCTGCGGAAATGGAGGGTGTACTCGCCCGCGTTATCGCGGCAAGTATTGCTTTCGTTGTTGGGCGGGCACGAAGTGGACCGCGATTGTTGATCGAAAGCGGAGTGATCCCAGCTATAGGAATGTTCCGATTGGATTTACTAGGGCGGAGTTGATCGCATGGGTTATGGATAATCCTCCGCCAATTAACATGGAGAGACCTTCTATAGATAGAATTATCGATTCGGCTGGATATGTTCCAGGAAACATTCGGTGGCTAGAGTCGCATCGCAATTCGCGCAAAAGGAATAAGGACCTCCCGGATGAAATGAGCAGGTGTTCCCGGTGCGGCCTTGTGCAGTCGCGCTATAAGTTTCCGCCAAATAGATCAGCATCGCGCGGGCATAATTCCTATTGCAGGAAATGTTATCGGATTACCCACAGACAATGGGAGGCATCCAAAAAATGAGCGACCTTAAATTTATCACGCCGCCGCGCGGTAGTCACTGGTATCGTAAGAACGGTGATCCGCGCTACGGCGTTGACTTGCGCGTAGCGCGGAAGGAACTGCTCTATGCTTCTGTTTCGACGATTTGCGGAGAAATGCGGAACTACGGACTTGAGTTATATAAAATGAATCAAGTCCTTCACTCTTGCCTAACGCTTCCGCGTTACCCCGGTGAAGACGATACTTCTTTTGCAAAGCGCGTTAACCTAGACTCCAAGAAACACGCCGAGGCCGCAGCGGACTGGGGCACTGGATGCCACGAGGCTTTTGAAGCGTATGAGAAGGGTCAGCATGTCAATGAAACCTATCAGCCTTATATACCATTTTACGAGGACTTCAGAGAGCGATATATAAACCATTCGATTGACGCGGAATTGATCCTTGTCGATCACGACGTGCCGTCAGCCGGTCGGTGCGATCTTATTTATATGAATCCATTCGATGAGATTTGCATGTTAGATTACAAGAGCACCACGGTGAAGCCGGGTGAAAAACCAGATTGGCGAGAGTCCTGGCTTATGCAGCTTGCCGCCTACAGAGAGGCCCATCGAAAAATGTTCTCTCTCCCGCTAGGAGTCCGTTGTTTTTCTGTCGTGATTAACTCGCTAAGGCCGGAGCCGTTCTACGTGCGCGAGTGGGCGACTCAAGAACTTGACGACGCCTATCAGGCTTATCGGCATGTCGCGCAGTATTGGCATTGGTCGAGAAATTATTTTCCCAATGGGAAGCCCCCAAGGTTGTTTATATGAAACTCACCGACGAACTGAAATCCAAGATTGATGCCATGAGCTATGAACAGCTTTTATCGAGGAATCGATTCGATCCGCTTGGATCGCCCTTTTGGGGTGGCGAATCAGGCGAGTACGCCATAAAGGCCATGGCACGCAAGCGGTCTGAAATCATCGACCCTGTTGATGTCTCAAAGAAAATTGGGTGGGAAAAATGAGCACTGCCTACCCTCTCGCGTGGCCAATCGATTTCCCGCGCACTTCCGTTCCAACGGCGTCGCGATTTAAGCCGCACACGCTTTCGCAGGCCATCGACGAACTTAAGAGGCAGCTCGAAATCTCTAACGCGAGCGATCTTGTCATATCCTCTAACATGACGCTCGGTCATATTCCGAAAGACAAAGGCGTCTGTATATATTTTAAGCTAAGGGGCCGTCGCTACGCGCTTCCTTGTGACAAGTGGAGTAAGATCGAGGACAATCTTTGGGCTCTCGCGAAGTACGTTGAATCAACCAGGCTTCAGCGCGGCTGGGGTGTTGGATCAATGGAGAAAGATTATGCGGGCTATGTCGCGCTTCCTCCGCCCATCACGGACTCGACACCATGGCGCGATGTCCTCCAAGTGGGAGTGTCGGCTACTTTTGATGAAGTGAATGAAGCTTATAGAAGTGCGGCACTTCGCCATCACCCTGACAAAGGCGGCAATGCAAACACGATGGCAATCGTCAACCGGGCCTGGCGGGAGGCGAAGGCGTATTTCGGTCGAGCGTAATAGTGCGCGCACCGTGCCGCTCGCCAGTTAAACCCCTACATTTTTTGATCCGAAAGGTTGCTATAGTGTGAGCGTTCCGGCATTCCGCTCGCATGGTCATTCAATCATACTCTTCGGCAAATCAGCCATTCGCAAACAATGCGGTTAACTCCGCATTTTTTGGCGCTCAGAGTCAGCAAGCTGCGGCGCAAAAGGTCCCGGTTCAAATCACGCCGCCCTCGTATGTGGCGACGGTGACGCCTCCGCCTTTTCAGGCAAACGTGGGCGGTGAAACAGTGATGGTCACGCCTGCTCCGGTCCAGGTAACGGTGAATCCTCCGCCGCAAACAGTGATGGTCGACAAGCCTGCGACAATCACCGTTCGTAATCTCTATGAGTCGGTCGGCGTTGTTGCTGGAAACCCACCTAAGCTTTGCTGTCTCGTTCGTCCGAATGTCGTTGCAGCCGCGCAGCACTACGCGCTCAAGCCTGGCGATAGAATTTCGTTCTATAGTTCCACTGGCGTCGAGACTGCCACGGTCAAAAGCGTTGCGCTCACCTTTGGCGATTTGGAACTCTACTACCTCTCCGCCAACGTCACGAGCGTTAGTCCAGCTCTCCTCACCAGCTCTCTTGCACTGGGTGATTACACTGGAAAGCAGGCTGTGAGTTTCGGGCTCGTTGGAAGCCGCACACAAGCGCCGTACAACTGGACGCCAGCCGCAACGCAATCGACGATTGCCCGCGCTCTACAGGGCACCGGCGGAGTTTGGGATGCCACGATCACGCCTCAGCCTGCGGGCTCGTATTTGGAATATGGAGACAGTGGCGCGCCCAACTTTATCACTCTCGGAGGACAGGCTTATTACATTGGCTCCAACCGAAAGGTCGGCACGTCACTCGACGTGAACATGGTTTCTCCCACCATCCCCAAAATCAATTCCCTCTGAAACTCAGAGGGTCGTTAACGATATATCACACCACAACATGAAACTTAAGTTCGCAAGTTATTTGGCCCTCGCCCTTCTGTCGGGCAGTGCCCTCTTCGCGCAGCTCTCCTACACCAACGAGGGGACGACTGCTTTCGGTGGCGACCAGCGCGCCAACGCTTCAGATCAGGCAATCTTCAACACGCTCGGGTCGCAGTCTAGCTTCACGCTCAGTTCCCTTCCAGGTCTGACGTTTAGCGATGTGACCGGCACGCTTCTCCCGACTGATTTTGCTGTTGGAAACAACGGCTCTTTCGACGTGAGCGCCGAGGTTGCATTCGTGTTTCGCAACGCTGCCGATACCGATACGCTCACTACGTTCGGCCTCGCTGGCACCGATAACACGCTTTACAGCTCGGCTAACGCTGCTGGCCTGCTCAACACGATCAAGATTTCCGGCACCGGCTCTAGCGCCAGCCCGGCGAACTTGGTTACGTTTCTTTGGAATGACCTTTCCACCGGGCAGAGCGCCACTCAGTTTGATGCCGCTGGCGTAAAGGTTTTCGAGTCCACGGACGATCCGAACTATAATTATTTCGTCTTTGGCGACGAAGACCGCAAGGGCACCTACGATAACGACCACAACGATTTCAACTTTATCGTTCGGGTCAACACGGCTGAGATCGGTTTTGGCACGCCAGTTCCTGAGGCTTCGACGTTCACCCTTTGGGGTGCCGCCGCGCTGATCGGACTCACTGCTATCCGCGCTCGTCGCCGCAGTAAGGTTGCGACTGCCTAATTATTTGGCTGGTGGATGTTCTTTTGTAGGTGCGTTCACCCGCTGAAGTGATACTGATGGCCCCTGGCGAAAGCTGGGGGCCATTCTTTTTATCCCATGAGTAAATTCATTGAGCTAGAACCTGAGCAAGTCAGCGCGGCACTCGATTCACACCCCTCGACGTACCGCTTTATGATTCGCAAGTGTCACGACGGCGCGAAATATATCGTCGTCAAAACCGCAGACGGAATTCGGTTTATAGTTTGTTCCAAGGCCTATGGAAAAGTCGAAGACGCCGAGCGCGCCCTTGAAATCAGAAGCCGCCTCTCGAAAGCTTTCGAGAAGGTCGCGAAAACAATTCGCGAAAACGCTTATCACGATCTCCCCTGGACGGACTCTGGACCTCGATGCCTCCAGTAGCAAAACGCTAAAGGCCTTGGGCGTCACAATTAAGAGACGCCGCAAGGGCTACGTTTATAGAAAGCGGAAATCAGCCGTACAAAACAAACAGCGGATGACCGCCAATCCCGAGCAGCCAATTGATAAACAAGACGGCGCTCGCGATGATCGCAACGACTCGGCCAATCTTCAAAATAGCTGCATCGACGCCCGGAATGATCGTGAGCACGTAGAAGAGCAGCCAAACAATAATCAGCCCAACGAAGAACTGGATAAAGCCGCCGCCACTGACGACGACCGCCGCAAGGAGTAGGGTGTTCATCGGGCAACGGTAGTCCACCGCCGTAGAAAGCGCCATCAGGCGAAATCCCTCTGCATGATACCTCCCAAACCCAAGCCCGAGCACGAGCCTTACGATCACATCACGCGCTGGCTCATTAACTCGCGCACCGATCTCCAGGCCGCTTATCTTGTCGATCTTGCCGGAAATAACGGGTGGGGCGTCTGTACGTGCGACTACTTCGTGAAGCAAGTGAAGTCGAAGATCATCAAAGGCCAGACGCAAAACCTTCGCTATTGCTGGCATGTCCCGGAGGCGAAGCGGCGCATGGCCGAGTGGCAGATATGGCTCGCGACTCCCGAGCAGAGGAGGCAAGACGATGGGCCGTGAAACGGTCCCGGCTCAAACCTAGATCAGCTCAACGAGAAAAAGATGATCGGGAGTATTCTCGCAAGCGGGTAGCTTTTCTCGCTCTTCACGACAAATGCGAGGTTTTGGAATGTCGGCGCGCTTCCAGCGAGGTCCATCATACGCTCCGCCCACGTTCTTACGGACTCCTCGATGAATCGACGTGGCTGGCGTCGTGCCGCGATTGCCACCACTACCTCGAAACGCACGCTTCATGGGCCAGGGCTCACAAGCTCATCGTCGACGTACCTAGCCGCGAGCTTGGCTCCATTCGGCTAATCCCGCCGCAATAGGCGCACTTTTCATTCTCGGGAAGGTTGGCACCGCAGTTCTCGCATTTAAGCGTCACGCGCTGCGGTGGTTTACTCGGGGTCGGGTTCGCTTTGTAGGCCGCGATTGCGTTGAGTGCCGCCTCAGGAAGACTCACAGCGATCCAACTCATTGCGCCCCTCCAAATCCGAGCACCGGGTCTTTCGAGCAGTAGAGCGACCAAAGATAGTTTTCATTAATCCGGTACTTTTGGGCAGCCCGGTAAATGCACGTCCGAAGGCCGACCTCGGTGTTTTTATGCCACTCCATCCCCACGTTAAACGCCTCGCGTAGCAGGCTGGCCGCGTATTTGCGCTGAGGCATGACCGTGGCGCGCCCGCGCATATGGGTGATCGTTCGGCCTGATTGCTCGGCGAATTTATAGATACTGGAGGGCTTGACCCCGCTTCGCTCGGAAGCTTTTGCGACGCCCACGACCGCCGCGAGTTCAACCGCCTCTTTGAGCTGGATGGCGTTATATTGCGACCGCTTTCTTTTCTTCGGCGGTTTCATCGGCGACACGCCGGGCACCGCGTAAATGATCCGCTGCGCGTCTTTATTGATCTCCTCGACCTTTTGATCGAGCGAGATAGCAGAGATAGTTTTTAAATCGGGATTGGTAACTTCCATTTTAGTCCTGATCGTCTGAAACCATCATTTTCCAGTGAGTGAAATCCTGTTCGTTAAAATGCTCGATCATCGAGCAGAGCAGCTTTGTCACGGTGTCGGCCTTGTTTGGCGCGACGAACAAATCAAAGTCGCCTAGACGCGGTTCTTCAATGCAAACATTCACTTCGCCCGTGGAAAGGGTTTCCGTGGTGATCCTAAGGCCTAGGGCCTTAATTGCTTCCCACTTTTTAAAAATCTTCTCTGGAACCTCCAGAGTGATTTGACGGGTCTGCCCCATGGGCGGGATAAATTCGGTGATTTCTATTTCAGGCATCGTGTGGATTGGTTCGAAATGGTCTCGGCCTTCTCGCCTCGTGAGGCTCAAGGTTTATAGAATTTGCCCGCCCTATTTGACGTTCCAGCTCTCGGATGGCCTCGCCTTGGAGAAACAAATTCCTCTGAAAATTCTGCTCACATGAAACGCAACGAGGCCGGGCGATGAATAGATCGCGCTCGGCCTGGGATGCTTCGCCTCTTGGCTCCGCTGGCGGGTTTGAACCGCCCAGCGGACATTGGCATAAAAAGCAGTTCACTCCACCTTGTCAGGGTCGGAATTGACCGCTTTTTTGGCCTCTTCTAAAGCGGCGCGCTTGGCAGCGACTTCCGCGATATGGTCCGCATGCTCTTTATACTCCTCGGGGAATAGTTTCTGCATGCGCTCCTCGCATTCTTTAGCGTAGCTTTCGGCCAGTATAAACGCGCGCTTAATCGCCACCGGGCTAGGACCGGCGTAGCTTGCAGCGAGTATTTTTTGGGCCATGTCCCTGACGGCCTTTTCGTGCTCTGCCTTAGCCTTTTTATCGCAATCACAAAGGCCGTCATCGTCATCGTGACCCGTGACCTTTTTGATATGATTAAGGAATGCTTTTAGCGGAGTCGGAATCTCATCGTCGTCTTCTGGTACGTTACTTTTCATTGGTTTGTTTTGTAGTTACCGAACGGATACAACCGCGCGGATAAAATTGAGGGTTAAATCTGTTTTCAGGATAGATGTTTGACCACTGTTTTCCGTAGGTCATAAACGCGAATTTCTGCGCTTCGCTCTCGCTCTGCGCTTCGATTTCCACCCACCCATCAGGGTGCAGTCCATCAGGATGAAGCTCGCGCCGGTATTGCTGGCCTACGGTGAGACAGAACTTAGGCATAGGCTTGCAGCATTAGGGTTGAGATAGGATTCGGGCCTATCATGTCGACGGCCTCAAGCTTCTTTTCCCAAATCGGGTCAAGGTCTAACGGCTTTCTGGTTGGCTGAGGAAAGAGCTGGCGCATCATTTTGGAGTCTATCCCTGCCTCGTCTGCCGTCAGAAGAGTGGCAAGGATATAACAAAGGACCTTGGCTCTTAAAAGGAGCGAAGGTCCGCAACAGAGATCGCATTCAACCCATCCGTTTCCGACTTGGCCAAGGCGAACACGAACCCCGAAAATCATAGGCACGTAACCGACTTCCCATTTTCCGCCTTCGGAAACCATGCGGAGAATCGGAAAGTTTTCATCGGGTGGGGTAACTTTGAACTTCATGGAAAAGAAAAAGAGCGCGCCCTATTTGACGCGCTCTAGCTGAATTTTAGGCGATTGCGGCTTGCTCGTAAAAGTGGATTGCAGTGCGGACCGACTCCGCGCGCGACGCATCAAAAGGCCTTGGTCCTCCGCGCTCCGCTGCAATATCGTAAACGCAAAGCAGGATCACAGCGGCAAGATACGCCTCAAAGGTATGGAGTTTCATTTAGGCGTTCCAAGCTGCTAAGAGGGCGGTTTTCGTTGGCTTGATCCCTAGCTTTTTAGCCAGGATTTTAAAGGCCTGGGAGTCGTGAGCCCATGGCGTGTTATTCTCGATAGCGGAAAGCATTCTGGCGGCAACTTTCTCCGCGTCGCTGGCTGGCCAGTAGTATTGCTCTGGATATTTAACTACGGCCTCTTTTAGCGATTCGATATAAAGCCGCTTGAATTTCTCGCGGTTACTTTCTGTTTTTGTCTCTTCTGTTGCATTCATTGGTTTTGTATTTGTTTTTTGAATACCCGGTTAGCGCCGGGAAAATTAGTAAAAAAGGACATTAGGTAATTCCTCTCGAATTTGAGCCTTAGCTTCCTCTCTATTTTGAGCGCGAACATAAATCACTACTCTCTTTTCTTCGGTATGACTCCAGCCATAGGAACAATAAAGCGTTTCGCTTTGCCCCCAGTATGCTCCGCCTTGATCGTAACAGCCGTCCGAAGTCATTCGGACCTTGCGCAAATGAAGGGTAAGCACCTCACTCTTGTCTGACGGAATCTCATCCCGTCGACCCATCTTTGCGCCAGTGCAAATGCGCTCGCCGTTTAAGCCGGTGCAATAGTTCGCCCCGCTTTCGCGCCATGGAAAATTTTGCCGCTTCATTTGATAGCCCCTCGCTTTCTGTCGCTGTATTGAGCGGAGCAAAACATAAAGCAAACGATGATCGTTCCTAGGGTTATTGATTCGCATTCGTCCGGCGCGAGCCCTTTCGAGACGGCGTAAACAAGTGCGATATATACGGCGGAGCGCCAAGCGTCGCGCCATAGGAGTTTAAATAGAATCTTTCGGCTCATTTTGTTTTGTAGGTTGAGAGTGCAAAAGAGAATCCCCAAACCGCCCGCCCTATTTAACGCGCGGCTTAGGGATTCGATTTGAACTCAGGCAACCATTTTGAGGAGCGCGCCCGCGCGTTTCTCTAGGTCGACTCGCGCGTCTAGGTAGTCAAAACCGCGAGCGTAGGCCGTGAAGCCTTGCACGAGGTCCCAAAGGGTTGCGCACTTGCCCTCTTCAGCCTTGGCGAAGTCAAACGCGCTTTTCAGCTCGCTTTTCGTGAATTTGAAAGGCGCAAGAAGCTTGTCTAGTTCGTCCGCATCTTTCGGCAAACGGTATTCCATGGCCTTGTGAATGGCGGTTTCTTCTTTCACGGCGGAGCTTTGCGCGTACTGCATCAGGGTGGGGGCCGCTTCAGAATCAAAGCGATAGGGTCCGCCCTTCGTGTGCCGAATCGAAAGCGTGTTTACGTCCTGCGCGCCCCAGATAATATGATTCCCGCAGACCGTGTTAAAAAGAAACGTTGTGAGGGTGAACGTAGCCGCTCCCACTTCGGAATTTTTAACGAAAAATCCCCGGTTGAGCTTCGCGCGCGGTCCCGCGTCAAGCTGACTCCCGCCGTCAATCATAAACATGAAAACATCACGATCCGAGGCATAAAGTCCGCTTGGAACGGTCGCGCCCCCTAGCGTGTTAGTTGAGCCACCGGAGGCCCATGCAAGCGGGTTTCTGAATTTCCCGCCGGTACGCTCAACCAGGCGCGCCACCGCGTCGACGCAATCAGCATCCCAGATGCGGCCATAAGTGGGCGAGGTAACGGCCTGGAGCGTGTTTAGTCCGCCGTCTTCGCTCGCAACGGTCATAAATTTGACGGCATCGCGCGGCGCGGATTTTATGCCATGGTTTAAGCAGTCGCGGAGGGTTTCCGGCGGAAGGGTGCGGAGATAGTTAGCAGGCGCGCGGAGTAGGCCCGCAAACTGTCCAAAGCTCCAGTGGGAAGGCGAGCTAGGCGCGATAGCCGAATTGATCGTGAGCGCGTTATTTTCGCCGAGTTCAACGTGAATTTTCGGCAAATCAATGTCGACCGAACGCGAGCGCAGACGGCGCGAGTGAACAGCGGCCCGAAGGTCGGCCAAGGTCTGAAACCTTTGGTCAGCCGGACGGCTCGCCCATTCTTTGTTAGCTTCCCAGAGCGTAGTTGTTTCTGTATTCATTTTCTTAATACTGTCCGGCCCGCTTTAACCTATCGCAAGGCCCGTTTCGGCTACTCTCACAAAGTGAGGAGTCGGACGGGTAGAAATGGAACGGCTAGGCGAGTAAGGGCAGAGGCTAACGCTCACGGCTCACCGCAAGCGTTAGGTTTGGCCTCACTGATGGCGTTGTGCGGGGCGAACGTGCGAGCGGAGGGCGCGCAAATTTTCGTGACCCCATAAAATTTCCGTGTTTTCCCAGAGGTTGACCTTTCCGCCATGGCAACCGGGCATGTCGCACGCGACGTGAGTCGCGCGGGTTTCTCCGGTCCCATGGTTGCGGACTTGGCACACGTAATGGCCCGCTCCCTTGCATTTGTCGCAAGTGACGACGGGAGAATTTTCGCGCGTCGTCATGGCTTAGGCTTTAGAAGTTTCGAAGGCTTCACGAGCCAAGGCTTCGGAAGCGAAAAGGCGGAAACGATCCGCGCGGACGGTTTGCGCGTGCGCCTCGGCCCGCGCTTCATTCATGGCCCGGGCAAAGCATTCGGGAAGGGTTTCACCGTCTTGCATGAGAATGGAGCCTTTGCCATTTCCGGGAATTTCCCATTCGGCAAAGCGTCCGCCGGGGCAGACAAAAACAGAGAGTTTGAGAGCTGGTGTATTCATTTTGTAAATACGTGACAGAATTCACCGCTAGGAAGGCAACCCGTGACAAATGGGCGCGCCCACGGGTTTTTAGTTTCTTCGGTGCCGTAAATGCCTTTGTCCTCGTAAAGAAATTTGCGGATCAGAGCGTGCGCTGCGGCCCGGTGCGTCGCCTCACTGTCAAGGGGGCCTGCAAAGTCATGGGAGACGACGATAGACCCGCGCTCGGCTTGTGCTTTTATGCGGGTAGGGCGCGAGTTAGTGGCGGGCAAAACTTTGGTCAAAATTGCTCGGCTCATTTTGGCGACTGGTTGAAAAGGGAAGGGATTTTACGCGGGCCGGATTCGGCCTTGCGGAGAGAAACGCGCGGGAAGGGGCAAGCGGTGCGGATGGCGTCAAGCTCTGGCGAGCCTTTGGCGGCGCGGAGCGCGTGCGCGCGGATGGAGTCGGAAACCGCTTTGCGAGGGTAAGAGTTCATCGGCTCGCCTCCGCTTTGCGGACAGACCCGCGCTTTCCAGCCTTGCGGACACACTCAGAATATGAGCCAAACCAAAAGGCCCGGCCTGTAGGATGACACGCGCACCAGAGCCCGCGCCGAATGATTCGTTTCGGGGTCATTTGCGGGCCTCTGTTTCGAAAATAGACTCTCCCGCCCGGTTAATGACTTGCGCGAATCCCAGGCATTCAGAGGCCTCGCAAACGTCCCGGTAAGTCGCGGAGAGAAAGTAAGCGGCGATTTTCTTCGCCTCTTTGAGGTTTTGGGCCTCGCGTTCGGTTTCGTAGCCGTAAGAGGTTTCAAAATCGGCCCGCGAACGATACGCGCGCACGCTGTATTTTGCTTGATCGTTCATTTGCGGGGCGTGTTGAGGCGGGCGGACCATTCGGACGGCAAGGGCTCGGGGGAAATCTCGGTCACAGGAACCACAACCGGATTGAGCACCGAGCGGAAGAAACTCGCTTCCTCGCGCATTTTGGAAAGGCGAGCGGGCACGTCAGCCAAGCGGCAAGCTAAGAGTGCGGCAACTTCACTTGCGGTGAAGACTTCGCACGTTTCGAGAGTGGATTCGAGAGAGCGGAGGTGAGAGGCGATAGAATCGCGAGCCTCTTTCATTTGTTTTGCGTCAAGAGCCATAACCGGAGCGTTGGGCTTAGGTGTAGCTCCCGGAGCGGCACAAACGCGCATCTTTGCCGTTTGTTACTCTGACCGCTCCGGGGCATCCCAAAGTTACAACGATGGAGACAATAGCGGAACAAGCGGCACCGAATCGAGCAGAAAACTAGACGCCTCGCACTAACTCACGGTTTTCCAGAGAGTTAAAGAGTAAGATTTATTTCTTTTGTTCGGAGCATGCTCACAACCCGGAAAGCGTGCTATCTGGCAAGCTGGTTAACTTCTCTGTAAACCCTACTTAACAGGTAGGGAAACCCTGAGAGGTGAATCGAGCCGGAACGCGGTTAAACCCCGAGTTTTTCCGGGGATTACTGCATGCCTTGCGCATAGACCAGCCGAGGAAACACCGAATCTCCCAGGGAAACGAGAGCGAGCCGAGCAACCCCGCAAGCCAACGTCTAACGCATTGCACTTGCGGAGAGGGAACGAACAGGCCGGGCAACGTGAAGACTCACGCAAAACGAAGGGAGGGAAACCGTAGAATCTCCTGCGGGACGGATGCTTTTCAATTACACCAAGCGTTGCGAAGCAGCGCACAGCCGAGGCCCGAAGCCGAGGCTCTATGGCTCGGGGGTGTTCAACGTATTCCAAACCCGTCGACTGTGACAAAAAAAGCAAGCTTTTTCGTTCATGTCTCAGTTAAATTCCAATTGATTGCCTTTACTCCCAAGTTTCTTCCGTAAGTCATTGGTTTCTCTTCTCTCGTCTCAATAAGAGGTTACACAATATGTCTTATGTCTAGTCGCCTAGGTAAACGCGTGCGGATCGGTTCAAAGTTCCCAGAGGGTTTCAGCGTGCCGGATGGAGCGCGCAGGAAGGTGAAGCCGGAGGGCCGAGTACCCACTCCCCCATACCACCCAATTCACCCTCCCAGTCATCAATAGAGTCACCTACGGATCACGGCACACACGAAGACCACATAAATAATGACTTATAAAAACACCCCCAGGCCATTTTGCTTGACCACCCCCTATAAAAAATTGAAACCATCTGGCCATGGCAAAAGACCCTCCTTGGCGTAGGAAAATTTTGAAGGCAGTCTGCCGCGCAAGGAAGCTTGGCCTATTAGTTCCTCAGCCCTGCGAGGTCTGCCAGTCGGAGATCGTGGAGGCCCATCACGACGACTACAATAAGCCGCTGGAGGTGCGCTGGCTCTGCCGCAGGCACCACAATGAGTGGCATGACACAAACGTCCCAAAGTACCTTCCGCAGATCATTCAGCGGTACACGAGGCTTCGGCGCTACCCACGCAAAGAGAAGGGAGAGGCCACTCTGGCGAAGAGTTTTTGGCTCGTGAGCCCCGAGGGCACACCCGTGCATTTTCCTTCGATTGGATGCGCGGGGAAGTGGATCGGCACCGACAAAAGCAATGTGAGCAAAGTGCTGCGCTCCATCACGAAGTCGATCAAGGGGTGGCATGTGTGAAGATTGGTGATTGACACACACCATCACCTTAGGTCACTACCTGTGACCATGAAACATTTTAGGTTCGTAGTCGATGACACCGTAGGGGAACAGTTCAAACTCTTTGTCTTAGAAGAATCCGCCCGAAGGAAAATGGTGCTCTCTCAGGAGCAGGTTTTCAGCGAATGGGTGATGGCTGGTTGCCCCCTTCCCCAGCGGTTTAAAAGAGAGCCCCTGGACATTCCCCCTCCAGGTTTTATTGCCCCTGAACCCGAGGTTATGAAAGAGGCTGAAGCCATGGCCAAATCTCCCGGGCCTTCGGCTTACTCTGCCGATCCATCACCGGCTTCTCCGCAGCCCGGTGACACCCACATCGGCCATGAGTCATTGTTCTACAAAATCCTGAGGACTGTAGCCCTCGATGTCCAGGCCACCTGGGTCTGCGTGAAAAATGACCCTGGCGAAAAAGAAGCCTCTCCGATCTTCACTCCCCAGGAGAATGAGGCAGCTATTTTTGAGGCAGGCGAGGCGGTGACATGGCTAAGAGCGCGGGGGGAAGCAAAGCCCGATGAGATAGCTTTCTATAAGCCGATCCGCGTGGAGCAGCGCCCGCAGTATGCAGCAGGCGGCGTGAGCACCCAAATTACAGACAGCCATATCCAGCACGCCGATCCCTCGATGCCTCACCCGCACTCCGCCGCCAGCGAGGGCACACTCAAAGACCCGAAGGATGACGAGCTATGAGAGACTTCACCAAAGGAATGTTTTGCGGCCTCGGCGCGCTCGTTATCGCCATGGCTCTTTTATCGGCCTGCACCAATTCCGAACAAGCGCAGTGGACCGCCTATGGATCAGAAGCGCATGTCACCCTCTACTCCGGCGATGAAAAAGTCGGGGAGTGGACCTCCACCGGAAAAGTTCACGCCGAAGACTCTGGCAGCGGCTACTATTTTCAGGACAGGGCCTCGGGGAAACTCGTGCGGATCACCGGCACCGTAGTAATTGAAACTAAGTAACATGAATTTCTTTTCCACTGAAGCCTCCGAAAAAGGTCAGTCGCTTAAATTTGAGTACCTCGGAAAAGATGGTCTGTCGCATAAAGTAATCGGCGTGATTCCAAATACTGAGTCAGCGGAAAGAGCCGCAACCTTCCTTGAATCATTTAGCTTCGCTGTGTGGCGCTGCATCAAGGAGTACCCGCCAAAGCCGTGAAAAAATTCCTCCAATCTATTTTCAGTCCCGAAGTCATCGTGAGCGATCTTACTCCCAAAGATTTTAAGCCCGACATGGAAGAGTTCGAGAATGCCCTGGCTAGATAAGCTTATGGTAGCAATTAGTATCCAAAAAACAAATACAATGTCTGAAGAACAACCGCGCAAAGAATACGTCACCGCTAACATGCCGTTCCCAGTTGGGTTCGAACCAACGGAACTGGGTAAGGCAATCCACTGTATGATGGTGGGGCTTTGCAATATCCCTAATGAAATCCTGGAGAATGAGCCAGTCGTGAGCCTGTCAATAAAGGTGAGTAAGTGGCAGATGAGTGGAGATCGAAAATATACCATCAACGTCAGCCTATCTTCGACCGTCGATCAGGACGAGATGCTTGCGAATGAGTAGGAAGGTTTATTTCATCACGCTCACCGCTTGCTCTGCGCTGGCCTTCACGGCGAGCCGCATGGGCAAGCCTGCGGCGTGCTGGATATTCGTCTTCGCCCAGTGGCTCACCATTATAGTTTATGCCCGATCAAAACGAACCATCCAGTGAACTTTTCAAACTCAGTAAGTGCGCCCGATCTCTCATTGTCGCCGTCAAGGCCCTTGAGCGAATCAAAGCGCGCAGCTCTCACCTCAACCAAATCACGGCAGCGCAAACTGCTGCGGACGCCCTTGATGAAATCTCTGCCATCCATGGCTGGACTACCTGGGGAGGTGGTGAAGCCGGGCAAGAAAATGACGTACAATCGGAAAACCTGGGTCAGGCACAATAAGGAGGAAGGACATGTATATAAACATGAGTCCTGGGTGGTTCGCGTTATGGCCGTAGCCGAAGGTTACGCGATGGTGCGACGCCCTCACGCCATGCCTTACGTATGCGCACTTTCTGACCTCACTGAAATATGACCACGTTTAAAATGGCGTGTGCCATCTTTAGGATGGGCGACACCTATAATTTCGAAGGGTTGATCTTTGAGTGGCACCCCTATCTTGGGCCTTTTCTTTGCAAGAAAAATGGTGAGTCGTCCGCCCGAAGATTCACCAGCAAGGATCAGAAGATAATCGAGCGATGGCTCAAGCTCACCAAAAAACAGAAAGAGAAAACCAGATATGTCCGCATCTCGTGACTTAATTGATTGGGTGCGCTCTGGCAGACCACTCACTGATTGGCACGTCGAGCAGTTCTGCCACCAAGTAGAACGCGCGTGCAATGCAGAGGCCCAGCTCACCGCCGCGAGCCAGCGAATCGCGGAGCTTCAGAAAGACCTTAGCCGCTTCCGTGATCTCGCTTATCAAGGGGGCGAGAAGCTAATTAAAGTGAATGCCGACAACGCGCGGCTGCGGGCTCTACACCAAAATATCATAGACAGCTACGAAGCACGCAGCGAGCTTTACACGTCCGACGCCGAATGCGCGAAGGGTCTGGCCGCATTTGCCAAAGCAGCCATTGGCACGCGCGAGGGAGAAAGCCCGACGCAGCCCGATCCGTGTGGACTGGTGTAAACTGCGCCGGGATCGATTCAATTATCCCTAAGGAATCAGCGCACGGGTAAGCCGATTTTTTCAGTAGGCCAAGCAATAGTTGCTAAGGTTTTACCTGAAGGGTTTCTGATGGTTAGTCGGGGATTCCAAAATCGCCTGGTTTTTCCTTTACCAGTTTTGCCAGCTTCGCCAGCTTTGATGGTGAGTAGAAACTCAAAGAAAGGAATCCTATGACCGCCAAGAATAAAAAGAAGAAGGCCCCTGGAGTGAAGGTGATTGAAATCAAAATCAATACACACTTCATCAAGGTCTGCGCGTGGGCGGCTGTAGGTTGTGCTGGATGCTTCGCATTCTTCACTTACGTCCACATCGCAGAACACATGAAGCCCGCTGTTGAGGCGTTCGCCACCGGGCTCTTCGGCAAGATCGGCGACGCATATCACAAGAACGACTAACGTTCTTAAAAAACCATGAAGGACACGACCATGACAGAACGATATATTTCTCGTGGCCCACAGGATTACGGTCCCGCTGCGCCGCGAGTTCCATTTTCTAAAAACACCGACTGGAAATCGGTGATGAGTACGCGCTGGACAATACAGCGGGTAGTCAACTTTTCCGACGCCATGAGCCCTCAAGAGGTCGCTGCGATCAAGGGCCGGGAGGACTCACCCCTACTCTCGGCTTATGATCTCCGCTGGACTGCTATGCGGGCTCATGGCTCAACCCGCCGCGCGTGGAAGTATTTCGCGTTCGGCTTTATCGCGGGCGCGGCTGCTATCCTCCTGGATGTCTTCCGCGCAACCCATTGAAAAACTTCGGGCCATCTATAAACAGGTGCCCGAAGTCAACTGCAAGGGATTGTGCTACCAGAATTGCAGCATTATCCCTTGCTCACCAATCGAAGAAAAAATCATAACCGAAAAACACGGCTCACCGCCTGAGGCGATGGGCCTTGTTTGCGATAAGCTCTCTCATGGACGCTGCTCAATCTATCAAGACAGGCCCCTCATCTGCCGCCTCTTCGGAGCTGTCAAAGGAATGCGGTGCCCGTTTGGTTGCACTCCAAAGAAATTCCTCTCAGAGAGAGATGCCTTCGATCTTCTCGATAGAGCCGAAAAGATTCCGGCACATAGTCCGGTTTCTGCTGAGAGTTCTCCAAAGGGTGAAGTTTGATGACTGCATCAGCGATCCATGGCTGAACGCTGTGGCGGCGGGTCACGGGAGTTACACGTCAGCGACTCGGGAGTACGCCCGCAACATCCTTCAGGCCGAGAGTGCGCTGCATGACGCGCTTGAACTCGCGGAGTTCAATGAAGTCTTCGAGCTTGAGGCGGAGAACGCCCTGCTTCGGCAGCGCCTTTCATTTTATGAAAAAGATCACGGTTCAAATCCATGATAACGTTTATGCTGCTCTCACGGAGATTCAGCACACGCTGATGAAGTCCAACCTGCGCCGCTATTCGCAGGGAGAGGCCATCGAACACGTTTTCATCCAGCAGGGCCTTGTGAAGAAGGCCCCAAGTAAAGTATCCAAAAAATAAATACATGCCTGAGTATCTTGGAGATTCCGTTTACGCGGATTTCGACGGCTATCACATCGTCCTCACGACGAACAATGGCTATCCAGACGATCCCAGGAATCGGATTTGTCTCGATCCCGAAGTTTTCGAGTCGCTACTTCGCTTCAAAAAGAAACTAGAGGAGCCCAAGGAATGAGGATCGTTTACAAATACCCTATCTGCTCTCTAACCGTAAATCCGCCCCCGCTCATCATGGAGCTGGCCGTCCCGAATGAATCCATGTTTATGACAGCGGGAGTCGAGGGTGATACGCTTGTGGCGTGGATGCTCGTGGAAACCGAGGTGCCAGCAACCATGAATAAACACTATCTCGTGATGCCCACTGGTGTAGGCCTGCCTCCCGAATATAAATTCGCCGAATACAACGCCACCGTCGCCACGCACCACGCAGGGGTTTGGCATCTCTTTGACGCCACTGCTTGCTACCAAAAGAAATCGACTGAATAAAAAGAAAGGCGCAAGCGGGATAACCCACCTGCGCCTTTTGACCCTTGGAAACCAATTACGCCGAAGCGTTAGACGAACCAGTATCACCAGCGTCGCCGCCGTCAACACCGCCCGACTCCGTGTCGGTATTTTGGTCTCCGCCGCCATTATCGACTGGGGTGTTAGCCGTGATCGCATCGGCGAGCTTCTGCTTGTTGGCCTTCAAGGTCGCAAAGGCCTGGTCGATTTTCTGAGCAACGGCTGGCGGTACGGAGTTCGCCAGCGCGTTCTTTAGTTGAGTCTCAATGTTGTTCAAGAGAGTCACCACGCTATCAGTCACGGTGGTCTCGTCATTCACTTCGCTAATCAGATCGTCAATGGATGCCATGATATGTGTCTTCGCTTCTTCTATAGCCGAGAACAAAAGCTCGGCGACAATTAACAGGTCTCGGGTAGTGACCGGGCGATCCAGCGACCCGAAATGCTGACGCCAGGTTTGATCTTTCATCGTCTGCAACGGTAGAGCAGGCGAGCCACCAACCGCAACCGCGAATACCCAAAACAACCAAACAAAATGAAAGCCTGGTTTATATTCTCCCTCTCACACTGCTTTATCGGTGTCCGCTGGAACCCGAGCATCAAGCGCCTTCAATTCTTCCCACTGCCATGCGTGGGCCTGGTGGTCGACCTTGGGGGCGAGCCGGAAGACAGAGTGAAGTCAACGGTTGCCCTGGCGTACACGGTCAATGTTTTTTACTTCATCGGTCTTATAGCTCTAGTGGCTGCGATCACCTCTTCGCTCTTTCCTTAAATTATAGTTTTTTATAGAAAAGTCTGGACAGCACATTAGTTCGATGACTTTTCTTGCGACCTCGCTAGATTTCCTGGGGCGTAGTCCCCACACAAAACATAACCCAAAAAACAAAATGCCTGTTCAAAACGCTGCTATGGCTGTCGGCAAACTGATTAACGAAGTGATGACTGCCCAAGAAAACTTGAAGGAGCCCGTTCCGGTTATTCATCAGGGCGACAAAATCCTTCTCCCTGAGGGGATGACCTATAAGGACGCGAAGGTGTGGATTGACCGCCAAGAAAAGGCGGAGATGACAGTTGTTAAAATCCACAGCACAATTGAGTGCTATCCGCTGGACGGACTCATTGCCCTCTCTCGCGCCTTCCGTGAAATCTATGGTTTCACCGATCTCCAGAATTTTAAGGAGGGTTTATTTGGCCGCGAGTCCGCTCCGCCGGTCTTCATTGAAGTAGCGACACCCACCGGCATCGAGTCTGCGCCCTACGGCCAAATGATGCCTCCTAAGTGGGAAGGCGGATGGCTCCGCGCTGAATTTAGTTCTGCTGCCATCGTGATTAACGGCGAAGTGCGCCGCATGTTTGAGCGGGAAGTTCAGACCGTGATCGAGCGCACGAAAGAATTGCTGCGAGCAAAGTCGATCTATCGCGGGCAAGCAATCCAGGTTGACCTTGAATGGCTCCTTGAGGATGAGGGCTTCGATCCAGTGAGCGACGCCCCGAAATTCATGGAGTTAAGCAATACGAACCTAATCCTTAACAAGATCACAAAATTCGAGCTGGAGACCTCCATTTTCATGCTGATCGAGCACACGGAAGAATGCCGAAAGAATGGCATTCCTATCAAGCATGGTGCTCTCCTCAAAGGCACGTTCGGCGTGGGCAAGACGATGACGGCAAAGTGCATCGCGAAAAAGTCGGTCGATAACGGCTGGACGTTCATCTATCTGAAGCGCGCCAACCAACTCGCCGAAGGCCTTCGCCTGGCCAAGATGTACGCTCCAGCGGTGATCTTCGCTGAGGACATCGACACCGTGGTGAGCGAGCGTGACGAGGATATGAACGATCTCCTCAATACGATTGACGGCGTGGACACGAAGGACGCTCCGATCATTACGATCCTCACGACCAACAAGCCTGACGACATCGAGCCATCTTTCCTGCGCGCTGGCCGTATCGACTCGGTTATCACTTTTGCCGCCCCGGAAGCCGACACCGCGATGGAATTTGTTCGCGTTTACGGCGGCGAAAATTTGAAGCAGGGCGAAGACCTCACCAAGGTCGGGGAAGCTCTTGCTGGCCTGGTTCCTGCCTTCATCTGCGAGGCCGTGAGCAAGGCTAAGCGATACGCGATCCATCGCACAGGGAGTGCGAACATCATTGGCAAAGTGACTGCCGACGATCTTCTTCTTGCCGCGCAGTCGGTCGCAAAGCACGTCCAGCTTCTCAATACGCGCCCTGAGACGCCAGATGAGAAATTACTCGGCCATATCAACGCGCTGCGCGAATACAACCTGGACCCACTGAAAATCCAGGGCGAACAAATTGCCAATCGTCTTGGCATCTGACTGCAAAGGTTAAGAGCCTGCCCGTTTTGAAGCGTGCTCCGCGCGTCCCGCCCTAACCGGCGCGCGGAGCCATTTATGGAAAATCTTACCCTCTTTGTGGGAGGCACACACGATGGCCGAAGGATTCGCATCCCTGATGGCCAACACGCCACCGAGCTGTTTGAAGCTGGTGGTAAAAACGTGATCCGCGAGAGGTACTATTTCACCCCGTTAGGAAGATGGGCTGTCTATGCCCACGAATCACTTTCTCCTGATGATGTATTGGAAATCCTGATACGTCGATACCCACAACCGTTAATCCGTTAAAATGTCATCACCCGATCAAACGACAGCCGAAGAGGCCTTCATTATTGCTTTCAACGCGATCCAGAAAAAGGCGCACCAAAACGCAGTGGAAAAGGGATTTTGGGATAAGCCTCGCAACGAAGGCGAGGCGATTGCTCTCATGCACTCCGAGCTTTCGGAGGCGTTGGAAGCATCCCGGCACGGCAATCCACCCGACGATAAGGTGCCTGAGTTCTCTGGCATCGAGGCCGAGCTGGCTGATGTGATCGTCAGAATTATGGACCTGGCTGGAGGTCACAATTACCGCGTGGCCGAAGCCCTGGTTGCGAAGATGAAGTTCAACGCGACGCGCGAGCGTCTTCATGGAAAAGCTTACTGAGTCATAAACTATAAACCCAAAGACATGACAGCTAAACAAGTCCAGAATCCAAATCAGTTCAACTGCCAGCTCCCCAATATGGTGAAGGCAAAAATCAAAAAGCTTCGCACGCGCCTCGGCGTGAACTCTCAAGGAGAGGTCGTGGCCAAGGCGATTCGCGTCCTAGAGAAAACCTTAGACGCGAAAGAAAATGCCTAAGATCGAGGTTAATAAGGTCGCTGAAATCCTGAAGAAAAATCAGCTCGAACCAAAGCTACTTCGGCAAGTTGTCGAGGAGATGAATATGCTTACGCAGGCGGAGGCCGAAGAAGAGAAGCCGCCCGCGCTGAAAAAGCAGTTCGTCATCTTGATCTCAGACTCCGATGAAAAGCTTCCCAAGAAAGCGGACTTCTCGGGCTGGGTGCTTCAGATTCCAGATAACGAGAGCCCCGCGACAACTCAGGACCGAATCTTCCGCGCGGTCTATGACTACAACGCCTCGAAGAAAGGCCGTCTCTATCCAGCCAAAACGGTAGGAGAGGCCCTAGAAAACGTTCCCGCGAAGCACTTCAAAGAGGCCGAGCTGTGGATTAAAACTAAAACGCCCGTCCTTATGCTCAGGACTTCCAATGAAATCCCTCGTGAATAACAATAAGACACTCGGCGAAATCTTGAGTAAGCAAATCTCGGCCATGAGCACCGAGGATAAGGAAAGGGTGGAAAAAGAGAGTGAGCAGGTCGTAACCGACGAAATTCTAAAACATAGAACTATTGCGGATATTGACGGGCTGATTCATCTTTTTCAGAAGGTAAAGGCCGACGTTGCCAATGGGAATTTTGAGCCGTGGCAAAATTTCCTCCTCGGTCGAGGCGAAGAGATCATCGACATGACCCACACTCGGTTCTCCGCTAATTACCTCGCATGGAAGAAAGGCATGTCGGTATCGGACTTTGTTAAGTCTGCCATAAAAGAGATTAACAATGAAGACTGAAAAAAGTATTCTGGATATGACGCCGGAAGAAATGGCAGCTCTTCCTGCGAACTATAACTGTATGGTCTCTGTGCCAGGCCGGTATTACTATGGCCTCGGATTTGTATATACAAGGCCAGGAGCCATCACCAAGTACGGCGGAGATATTTTATCTCAGCTCTGGCGTTATGACGGAGAGCCGGAGACATGGCACTTGATATTTCGCGTTCGTACCTACGGAGGCGCTAACACAGACCCATGGGGAGGCGAGGATCGTAAAATGTGGCGGCACGCCGTCATGCATGGCCCGGAGATCGAGGTAGGTTCTAAATGGGAGAAAAATCTTCGCGATCTAGGCATAGAAATGTCGCTCATGAATATGTCGGAAATGGGTTGCGCTGATTTCCTTATAGTAAAAGGCGATAGCGAGAAAATGACCTACGCCATGATGCACTCCGAGAAAGACTGGATTCACAAAAAGTTTGAGAAAAAATGAAAGCCGACTGGACTCACCTAGAACGCTTTCGTCGCACAAGGCCTCCACTCGATAGCAAGGCTGGAGATCGTTTTGGTGCGTTTTATATATCTCACGGCAACGAGAAATTTATTATCGTTGCCGACGATGGAGAGCAAAGCGGATGGGAGCACGTTTCCATGCGAACCCTCGCAGGAAAGAAAGAGCGCTGCCCGACATGGGAAGAAATGTGCTGGCTCAAAAATCTCTTTTGGGACGAAGAGGAAACGGTCCTTCAGTTCCATCCGCCGAGGTCCGACTACGTGAACCTACATCCGCACGTCCTTCATTTGTTTCGCCAGGTCGGCGTCGAAGCTCCTCGCCCTCCTTCTATTCTTGTTGGTCCTAACCTTCATCAAGGTGGAGACGCAGCCTGACTTCGAGTGCTTTAACCTGCCGCCCACTGTGGCCCCAGGCTGCCGTAAATGCGGCAAGCCTCTGTTCCGTCATACCTACCCAAAATCAATCGAATCTATCAGCCATTTTCGCAGGCGTATGTTTTGTTCACGCGCCTGCGCCAACCAAAGATTTATGCCTGAAAATCAAACTACTCCAGAAAACCCGGCTCCGGCGAAACGTCGCCGTGGCCCTCAAACGAAAAGCGTTACCGAAATGCGCGCCTTCAATCAGATTGTGGCCGCGCTTCAATCCGTAGAAGAAGCAGACCGCATGCGCGTCCTTAAATCGGCGTGCTCCATGGTTCAGCTCGATCTTACGACTGGTAAGGCCATAGCACTCCCGAGGCCTCAAGACCTCTCTTGACAGATTGTAAAAACCAAACAAATCTCCTCCAGCGTTTAGAGGCATTCATTTGTTTCCCCACCCTTTAGCGGGGGTGGGGTTTTTATTGGCCGGGTTTCTCGCTCTTCGCCTCTTCGTAAAAGCCGAAGAAGTTGGCGGGATTTTTCTCCGCCTTGCGCGCCGCCCAAAGCTCCTGGCGGCTCTCGATGATGTCGGGATTGGCGGTGTTCGGGAGATCGAAGTCCGAGCAGACCGCATTCCCCTCCGCATCGAGATACTTTTCGTATACGCGAAGTATTCTGTACTCTGTTGGCTTCAGCTTGGGCCGAAGCACGGTCTTGCGGTCGCTGGCGATCTCGCGGTTTCCCTGAACTAGCCGATGAAATTCGTTGAGAGCGATGACCGGGCCAGAGCAGTAGAACCGCTCTTCCCTTGGGCCTTCAAAGCCCTTGGCTAACACTTCGTAGGATATGTGGTGGTTCCGCATAAAATTTCCCATTCATGGAGCGCCGCAGACTCGACAGCTTCGAGTTCACGCCAGTGGCACATCAGCCGCCAAATACCGTCTTTAACTCCATCGAGCACGGGTTTCCCGTCGCCAAGAGCTTTGCTCCAAACCATACCTGGCGAATAGTAGGAGAGCGCGCCCTTTTTTATCGCTTCAAGAAGCGAGGCCTTCTCCTCTTGTGAAAGTTCAGTGTATCTGTCAATGTATTCAATGAACGACTTTTCAGCTTCCTCGACAGCGAGGATTTTAGCAGAGAGACGGCTCATGCGTTTTGACGTTTGCGAGTCTTGGATTCTTTCCGCTCGTGCGCTAGGCGTGCCATGGCCTGCTCAACAAATGAGGTCATGGTTTCTTTCCTCTTAAGCTGGGGCACAACTTGGGCGATCAGATTGGGGTCGAGCCGCGCGTGAAAGCGGTATGTCTTTGCCACGCTGCCGATCTCTGGTTAGCTGTGCGTACAAATCAAGATATATTCCCGAAAATTAAATGTACCTCTTCTTCCTCTTCATAGCCGGTGCGATAGCCGTTTTTCGCCTCGCGGAAATGGTGACAATAGATCGCGGCCCCTTCCACATATTCGAGAAAATCCGCAACATCTTCCCACAGGACAGCCAGCTCGATGAGCTGGTAGAGTGCTTTTACTGCATGGGGATTTGGATGTCGCTTATCATTTCCCTCTACTTCTCCGCTGCCCACATGATCTCATGGCGCATCATGCCGTTATTTTTTATCGGCATGGCGGGCGGATCGGTGATAATTTACCGAACGATTAGACCTCGCAAATAACATGGAAGACTCCGTTACGAGCGGCGAGCGTGATCCGCTCCCAAAAAACCTGGCGCTGCCAGCTCCGCAAAAACCAAAGATGCTTCGCAGGCTCAACCGGCGGCGCTACGTCGAGGTCATCACGATCCGTGACGGTGTGGGCAAAGGGGCGCGTCTCTCGCACGTCGCTGCATCAGCCAAAGACAACCGGCTGGAAAACATTATTGTCGCCTCGAAGCTGAGAAATCTGATCGAGAAGCAAGTCGACCTCTATCTCGATGGCACGATAACCGGCGAGAAGCTGACGCCCAAAGACCTCCTCGAAACAAGTCAGGCCTTGGAGAAGGTCACACAGGTCACATACCGCGCGCACGGCGATGTGGTCGATAAAGAGAAGCCAATCCCGGAGCTTCCGTCCCCACAGAATGTGCAGAATAACCAGACCAACATTGGAAATGTGATCTTAGGCGGCGGGCAAACCGGCGCGACGATGACCGACATCTTAAGTAAAGTGGCTTCCGCAGCCGCCGTGAAAAATGCAGCTAAGTGACGTTGGACTGATCTTCACCGCCATCGGCGACCGCACGCCAGATGAGCTGGTCTCAGCGGCAAATCTGACGCTTAAGCTCTCTGGAGCGGAAGGGACGATCACCGATCCCTCACAAGCCGACATGATCCTCCGGGCGCTCCTTCAGGGCTTCCTCGATAGCGATAACTATCTTTTCGCCGCGCGCCTTCTTTGGTCGGTCGATCTCTTCGATGTGAGGCCGCAGTATACGCGGGACATCTTTGAATTTATCCCACCGAGAAATCAGGTGCTCCTTCAGGGCGCGACCTCGGTGTCCAAAACATACACGGCTGCCGGATGGCTTTACCTCGATTGGCGGCGTGACCCGGAGTACACGACGATCAAAGTCGCAGCGGTCAACGAAGAGCATTTGAAGCGTAACTGCTTCGCGCATATCCTTGCCCTTCATCGCCGCGCCTCGATCCCGCTCCAGGCAAAAGAATCGGAGATGTATCTTGGCCTTGAGTCAGCCGGTGCTGACTTCGGTTTTGCTGGCGTCCTTTTCCCGCAGGGATCGGACCCCACTTCGCGCATTCGTGGCTACAAGCCCAAGCCCTACCGCCGCGTGCGTCATCCGCGCTTTGGCCTAATGACCCGTGTTCGCTTCCTTGGGGACGAAGGCCAGTCCTGGAAGGACGGTCTCTTCGCCGACATCGGCTCTTTACAGTCCTCGATGGACGGCCCGGACCCGGTGAAAATCATTATCAGCTACAACCCCAACTCGCGGGAAACGCCAGTTGTCCGCAAAGCGCAGCCAGTGGAAGACTGGCGTATCGAAGAAATTGATACACTCTACCGCTGGACCTCAAAGGAGGGGTGGGATGTGCTTAGATTGGACGGCCTTCGCTGCGAAAATGTCGTTCAGCGCAAAACGATCTATCCAGGGATCATCACCTACGAAGCGGCGATGAAGTTCATCAAAGGCGGAGGCGACACCTCTTCCGACTACTTTGAGAAGCTGCGCGGCTTTCCGCCGATCAAGTCGGCGCAAAATACGATCATTCCCGCGAACTACCCCACCGAGTCTCGGGGCGAAGCGATCTTCATTGAAAAGCCGGTCGCTTGCGGAGCCCTGGACTGCGCCTATCAGGGTGAGGATAGTGCTGTGCTCGCGGTCGGTCGGTATGGCCTCGCCTCAGGCTGGATAAAGGCGAATGGGGACAAGGTGGTTTACATGAACCCGCTGAGCCCCGCAGAACCGCTTCCTAGGCACATTTTGCAGTACGATCAGCTCATCCCTCTGCATGAGAAAGAAGACACCGTTATTCTCGCGCAGGAGGCCCGGGAAATGGCGCGCCAGCTCGGGATTGAGCCTAACTTTTTCGCGATAGACGGAACGGGCAACGGCTTTGGCACCTACTCGCATTTGAAGCACTATTGGGGGCCGGTGCTTCTGATTCAGTGGGGCCAGAAAGCAACTGAGATGCGCGTCCTCAACGAGGACACCCTGAACGCCAATCAGGTGTACGATAACATCATTTCGGAAATGTGGTTCACGGTCCGGCGCTGGTTCGAGTCGGGAGCCATCGTGATCTCGAACAACATCGAGACTCAGCCGATCAATAACCAGCTCTCCAGCCGCCGCTACGGGCGCGTGCGCGGCGGGCTCATGCGCGCGGAATCGAAGCTCGAATACAAATCTCGCGGCAACCCATCGCCGGACGAAGCGGACAGTTTCATCGAGCTGCCCTTCCTCATTCGCTCTCGCCATGAAATTCTCCCTGGCATTCAAGTTGAATCCGCTCCAGCGCCAGAACCAAAAGAGGAAAACGACGACGTGAACGACATTCCTCCGCCGGACTACTTAGATGAAATGGCTACCGCCGATCACGCTGAACACCTCGACTGAAAATGCCGATCCGTTTCAAAGAACGTCTCGCCATGCGGCCTCCGGGCGGCTGGCACTTCATCGAGGATAAAACCACGATTCGAGGCGAGACTCCCGAAGAAGTGGAGGGGAAGCTCCTCGACTACCGGATTCGCAACGGCATCCCGCCGGGAAACCCGATGCAAGATTTGCTAAACTTCACCGCTACGCGTTGGCCGAACCTCGTAGAGAACGCGGAGGAGCCGCCAGCCGCGCCGAAGGATCACCCTGTTTACGAGAAGGTGTGGAACTGGCTCGTCTCGATCTCACACCTAACTAACCCCGGAGATGTGCCATACGAGCAGGCTTTAGAGCAGACAAAAATCTGTTCGCAGTGCCCCTTAAATCTTCCGTATCCCAAAAGTGATGACATCCTAAAAGACGAAGTGGAGCGCCGCTCTTTTCTTCTTCGCAAGGGCCGTCCATCAAACCTTGGCTTCTGCCTTCATCACCAGTGGGACAGCCGCGTGGCGGTTTATCGCAACCGCAACGCGATCAATCCTCGTGCCGACTCGCCCACGATTTGTTGGATGAACTCGAACTTTGAGGGGGTGAAGCTTTCGGTGCCTGAACTGCTGATCGGAAAGTCGTTGTCGGAAGGTTGAAGTAAAGACCGACCATGCCGCGCCCGGCGCTTCGGCCCTTCACCTGTCTGGCGCTGACGTAAAGCTGAGTTGTGTCTTCGTCCTCCGGGTTTTGCGGGCAGTTGGTCAGAGGGTCGATCTTGGGGACTTCCAGGAAAATGATATTGTCCGCGTCTTGCTCGATATTCCCTGACTCGCGAAGGTCGCTCATTTGCAGTGGGCGAAATTCTTTTTCGGCGGAGCGGTTTACCTGGCAAAGAAGAAGGATCGGGATTTTAAGGTCCATCGCCAGGTCCTTGAAACGCGTCGTCATGCGCCCAATCGCTTGATCCCTCGATTCGCCTTTATGGCTCTCTGGATCGTACCGCTGAAGATAGTCGACGCAGATGGCCTTCACGTCGTGAAGCTGCGCAAAGGAGGTAGCGCGGGCCACGACCTGCGCGAGCGTTCTCTCTCTGTCGAAAACGTGGAGGTGCTTCTCTTTTTGGAATTGGAGTAAGGCCTCTTGGAACTCTTCGATTTCTTTTTCGTGAGCCCTTCCCTCTTTGATCGCTTTCCAGGATATGCCGGTTCGGCTTTGCACGAAAAGAGGAGGCAATTCACGCGATAGCATCTCGCGGCTAAAGAGCATCACATTTCCATATTTTCTGGAGAGGTGATCGAGAGCCTGGCGAGCGAGTGAGGACTTACCTCCGCCGGGTCTGGCCGCAAGGACGGTCATCGCCCCTCTTTGGTGTCCTCCGAAAACCTGGGTAAATTTAGCCCATGGGTATTCGTAGCCCAAATCTTCCTCGGTGGCCGTTTTGGTTTTGAATCGCTCAAGCTGAGCAAGAGTTTCGCTTGCCGCTTCTTGAACCGAAATCGTCCGGTCTGTGGAGTAGCGAAGAGAAAGGATTTCCGAGACCGCTGAGGAGAACGACTCAACCTCGGCATTTTCATCGTAAGCTAAATCTATAACCTGTGATGAGGTGAGGATCAGTCTCCTACTGATGAAAGTTTTTTTAACTCTCTCGATGAAGTAATGGAGCTGCGTTGTCCCGGAAACGATCTGACTGATTTGCATCAGATAGGCGAATCCTCCCACTAGGTTTAATTCTCCCCGCCTTCTTAGTTCTTCAGCTACAACATCGAGGCTTAACGGTTTTCCCGATTCAGCTAACTCCATCAGCAAAGCGAAAATTAGCCGGTTTGCTGGAGAGTAAAAACATTTGTCCGTGATCCGGTGTTCCAGGCATGTATTCAGGCTTTGAATACCATCTAAGAAGATCGAAGATAAAATCGCTTCTTCACTTTCAATGCTGCAAGGTTGGATGCGTTCATTGGCCGGGGTGAGATTAGAGGACACCATCGCAATCTAGTTAGTTGTAATTAAAAGCGATGAATGAAGTCTTTTGGATAATTTCTTTGAAAGAAATACTAACGCCTCAAGCGATAGCTGATCGGACATGCTATCAATAAAAGGTAAAGGCAGACTTACGGCGTTTCGCTCAAGTCTTAGGAGTTTAAGTCTGTTACGTTTTTCAATCGAGCGAAGCTTCTCTTCGCGCTTACGAATGCGATCCCTGACCTCCTTAATTTGGACGGACATTCTAACAAAGGAGATGAACTCCTGCTTTGATATATTGGATTTAGGAGGTAACGTTTTTCTTTTGTCTTTTACTCTTTCCCATATCCTTTGGGCCTCACCTAGGCTTGGACCACGGAGCTTTTTAATGTGATCCAAAATAGCGGTCCGCTTTTCTAATGCTGTAGCCGCCTTCATCGCTCTTAGCCTTTCAGATTTATGAACAGCATAGTGGCATTTTCTGCAAAGCGGCATCACATCTGAAGTGGTGCAGTCGTAAAGGTTTCTATAAACCAAATGATGCACATCTATAGAAAACGCTGAGGCGCATGCTGCGCAAAGGTGATCGGTTGTTTTAAGTGCATCCTGGCGAAGCGATTTCCAATGACCTGATTTTAAGTAGTCGAGATATTGATCGCGCCGTCTCCGCGTTACCGCCCTAGGTTTATCGGTAGTCATTTCGCAAAAAAGGTGAGGTCGGAAAAGCACCCCCTTACCCCCTCAAAAAAGGAGGTAAGAGAGCGAGTAGTTAATTCGCAAAAAAGTTTATTGGCCGGTTTTTTATCCACTCTCATCCGGTCGGGTATGGCCCCACGTTTTGCCGGGTTCTAATGAAGAGTTGATGCCTATCAGGTCGCGGGAAAAGCGCCTGAGCCATTTTGTGAACGCCTCGGATTTACACCGAATCCTGCTCACCCGATTTTGAAAACTCTATTGAGCAGGCCGGTCGCTAATCCGGCTAAGGTAGTGGATGACAGCACCGCGCTCACTTTCGTGAGCATAAAGGCCATTCGCGCCGCCAGTGGCACAGGTTCATCTTCCGAAGCATGGGCAAGGTTTATCAGATCAGACCTATGCTTCAGTGTTTGTGGGTCTGCGATTTTCCCCACCTCTGCTCAACTCAAAGAACACGGGCAACAAAAAACCCGGCTCGAAGGGGACAGCCTTCAAAACCGGGTTTTCACAAGTGGGTGTTACCCCGCAGGGAAATTTGATCCAGCTTCAACGTCTGTCCACGAAGAGCAAGGCGAGAAATGCAAAACGTGAATGATCGGTCAATGAAGAAATCGCGTAATCGCTTATGCTGGCCTTTTTATAGGTAAACCCCTAGCAGTCTGTGAGGGAAAAGATCAAAAAATTGATCTTTTACATTGCTCCGCAAAAAAACTGTCTCATTTACAAATCATCCCATGGCGACGCCATCCACCGGCAAATCCACCGACACGACCGGCACGAGCCCCGAGGTTAAATCGAACCTTAGCTCAGACACGCGTGCAGTAACTTCAGTTACTCAGGCTCTTAGCATCTGCGACCAATGCATTGAAGACGCAGACAAGCTGATAAAGAACGCGGCCAAGATCACGGCGAAGATCAACGGCGAGCGCCCTCGGTCGTCTCGCGGCGATGCAAAT